GCATCATCACTTGGAACCTAACCACCGATATGTCGGGCGTGAATTATTCCGCCGTGCCTGGAATGCGAACCACGAGCTTCAACGGAGCCGCGCGCATCTCGTCGCAAGCCGCGGGAACGGTGGAGGTGACGGTAACGAACTACGCTGGAACGGCAACTGACCCTGACGCCCACTCCATCGTCTGCGCAGGAGATAGAGCATGAAACGCATTGTCTGGGAGTTCGGAGACGGAAGTACGCAATACACGCCGGTCGATCCTCTGGTGCGCGAACGCACTGGCGAAACCGAGGATGAGCACATTGCGTGCCTTGTGGCCACGCGTGCGCCGAGGCTGTCTCCTGTGCGGCTGGACTTGACGGTCCGAACCGAGGAGGAGCGCCTTTCCTATGAGGCGTCTCTAGGTGACGGTGTGCGCGCGCGCTTTGTCGGGATCATCTCTGCGGAGGAGTACGAGGCAAAACCTCGTGAGTTCCGCGAAGCCTGGGAAATCGGCGGAGTCAACATGCCAAAAGCGCGCGAAATGAAGCGCCACAGTTTCCGCCGTAAGCGCGCGCCACTGCTTGAGGCCCTTGACATTGCTTACCAACTCGCCGATGAGCGCGGCGATACCGCCGAAAAGCAGCGCATTGCCGCTGAGAAGCAAGCCCTTCGGGACGTGCCGGCGCACCCCGGAATCGAAGCCGCAAAGACGCCGAAGGAATTGATGGATGTATTTCCGGAGGTGCTGAAATGAAACGAACTATCTGGCTGCTAGCCTTTCTCGGTATTCTCAATACCGGAGCAATCATCGCCCAAGGCAGCCTGCTCGGTACGTGGCAGCGCCTCTCGGATTACTGGTCGCTCAACGAGTACGCGCCGGGAAACTCGGGGCGCACGGTGCGCGCGTCGAACGGCAGCTTCGAGGAACGCTGGTGCGTCACCAATCCAGGCATCGCGCGCCCCTGCTGGCGAAATCTCTATCAGATTTATGGCGGCGTCGAGATCCAGAACGCGAGCGACGAGAACTACAGCGACGCCCACAGCAAGATCGCGCTCAACCCGCAGACGAACACGACGCTGGAAATCGCGTATGAAGGCGCCAGGGTTCACGCAACGAACCTAGACGGGGGTTTCTACGTTCATAGCTACGACGGCATCAACAGGCTCGGCGGCATTCGAGTGGTGCCCAACGGCATCGGCGGTTTCCAGATGATCATTTCCGTGCGCAACACGGTCGGTCAGATGGTCGATGTTGCAGCCTTTGATCCATCAATCGACCCGAGCGGCGCGCTAGCGATCATGGCAGACGGCGGACAGCACCGCCTGCGGCGACGTTCAGACACAGTGGCTACTTTGGAGTAATTAACTCAAAGAGAAATAGAAATGCCTGAGAAAACTCCGTTCATAATCGAACAGACATTGCTCGCGATCTACGCGATCTCCGCTATCTGCGGCGGCCTCGGCGGCTGCGCCGTGGGGGCGCACCACTACGCCACGTCGGACGGCCGGCGCACAATTGCCATGTGGCTCGCCTACACAACGCTCGGCGTGGTCTTCGGCGTCGTCTCTGTGGCGGTGATGAGTGCCTACCACTATGAGCCTTGGGACCTGCATAAACTGATCTTGTGGTCGATGGCGGGCGGCGCAGCGGGCGCAATTGCCCTGGCGAGCGCGAACGCGGTGGTGAAGATCATGTTCAAGCGCCTCGGGATCGAAGTTCAGATCACGATGCGCAAGCCGGATGAGAACCGCAGAACGGAGGATACAAACCCATGATCGCAGAAGCGTTGGCTGGTGGAATGCAGGCGATCCAGCAGGCCGTCAACGACCAAGGTACGTTCGGCGAATACGTCCGCGGGATCATTTCCTCCAGGGCGCTGGTGCAGTTCTGGGTCCTGATGGCCTTCGGCTTCGTGGGCGTGCTCGCCAACTACGCCTACAAGTGGCTGCGCGACGAGATCATGGGGTCCCTTTGGGCGTATCTCGCGCGCCAGCATCCGAAGCGCACGTTGCTTTCCTTCGCGACCTTCGCGGGCTACGCCCTCGCCACGGTGCTATCTCCTGCTTTAGACGGCGCCGGATGGGGCGTCGTCGTGAACCTCGGCCTGACCACGGGCTTCGCGATCGACGCGCTCATCAACAAGGCCGATCGGCAGGTATGGACCGACGAGCAGCGCGCCGAGCGAGAAGCGAAGAGAAGGGCCGAACAGCGGTGATCGGCGAGCGCGTGTTCCCAAACAAGTACGGCGGCCTCACGCTTCAGGAGGGAGCTTATGCCCGCGACCTGCGGGGACGGTGGTGGTGCAGACCACCGGGAGAATCGGCCAGACGGCCCCTGGACGGGAAGGTCATCGAGGAGCACGACGACGGCACCGTCACCGTGCGCGGCGTGATCAACGGCGGAGCGACGGCGTTCACGCTCCAGGCCGGGGTCTGGGAGATGACGTGACCGCGATCTGTCACGCCAGTCCGGTCGGGGTCCTCGGCTTCGCGCCCTCGTTCTCGTTCCAGGACGTGGTCGAGATCTGCGTCCCGGCCCCGCGGTCCCAGCAGGAGGCTCAGGATCGGATGCGGCGTTGGGAGCGTCGGCTCGGGGCGACCTGGTACGCGCACAACGCCAGCGTGGCCAGAGAGTTCTACGAGATGAAGTGCCCATTCTGGCTCACGATGTAACGGAGGTGTCACCATGATCCACGTCGTCCACCAGCGCACGAAATACCGCAAGGACCGCACCCCGGGCGAGGTCCTGATCTCGGGTGCCCGCGTCTGCTACAGCCTCGAGGACGAGCTCCGGGAACTCCCGGGGGTTCCGGTCCAGGATTGGAAGATCAAGGGCAAGACGGCCATCCCGGCCGGGCATTACGAGTTGAGGCTCGAGGACTCCCCGCGCTTCGGCAAAGACACGCTCACGCTGCTCGAGGTCCCCGGGTTCGAGGCGATCCGCATCCACGGCGGGAACGACGAGGGGGACACCGAGGGGTGCCCGGTGATGGGGGCGGAGCTGGACGCCCAGGACAAGATTCCAGGGGGCAGGTCCCAACCCGGGCTCAAGGCCCTCAAGGCGCGGCTCCTGCCAGCCCTGAAAGCCGGCGAGAAGGTCGTGTGGGACGTTCGGAACCCGCCGGGCTATGAAGGCCCGCCCGCGGCCGCCGCGCCCGAAGGCGCTCCTGCACGCCAGCCTGCAAGGCCTTCCGGGGGCGACGGTGAATAAGCAGCGCGGGTTCAGCCTCACGCTCCTGGCCTACGCCGTGGCGGCGATCGTCATCCTCGGGATGATCGCGGCCGGCGCGCGGGCCATCTACGTTGCGGGCGTGGACAGCGAGAAGGCGGCGCAGGCCGAGCGGGACCGGGTCGCCCAGGCCGCGGCGCGCGAGAATGATCTGAAGCTGCGGGAGGACGCTCGGGAGGCCTCGATGCGCCTGATCGCGGCAAACCTGGAGGCACGCGAATATGAGACCAAGTGGAACCGGGCGCGAAACACCCTTCGAGAAACCGCCCTCGCCGTCTGTCCGGACGAACCGGCGAAACCGGGGGCGACTGCCGTTGCTGGCGGCCCTCGTCTGCGCCTCACTCACGGCTTCCTGCGCCTCTTCGACGGCGCCTGGACGGGCGACGCGGGACAACCCCTATTCGGCGATCCCGGAAGACCTCCTGAAGGCGCCCCTGCCGCCGATACCCCTAGCGCCCGAGGCCTGGACGAAGCCCTCGACGTCCACGGAGAAAACGCCCGCCGCGCCTCCGAGAACTACCGGCAACTGAACCGCCTGACCGAGACCCTGAAGAAGCTGCGCGCCGACTGGCGCTAGTCGTGGATTACTTGCGCGGCCGGTTCCAGTACGGCGACTGACAGCGAGGGCATTTGACCGGCGCGTTATTCGAACGCGGAATCCATTGATGTGAGCAGCGCAGGCACGTCCATTGCGGAAGTGCCATTGCGCTGATCGTTTTACTGCGCCGCTTCGGACTGTCGGATGTAGTCAATGCAGGCCTCGCTCCAGCCGTCGATGTGCGTCCATTGGCCGTAGCCGACGCCGTTCTTGTTGCTGGCGACGTTGAGGACGTAACCTTTTCCTTTGGGCGGCGCAATCCCGTCGTGCGTCTGCTCATCGGTGATGACGATGATGCGATCGTACTGGACGCGGGCTTGCAGGGCGTTCAGAGCGCCAGCAAGATAGGTTCCTTGATGCGGCTGGCTCCCATTCATCGCGTCGCGCAGGGCAAAGCCACGGCGCGGAGGAATCTGCGCAACCGCATTGCTAAACGTGAAGATTTCCACGTCGCTGCACAGTTCGCGTAGGAGGATACCGAGGCCGAATGCCGCGTCCGTGCGCTTCATGTCTGACTTCGCGGAAAGCGCTTCATCCATGCTGCCAGACACGTCCACCAGAAGCACGGTACGGTCCGAGAGTTTCGGCTTGCCTTCAAGCGCCTTCATCATCAGAGGCTCGATCATGTCCTCCCACTGAGGAACGGCGCGAGCAGCGGCGATGAAACGAAACGGCAGAACGCGGTCTAGTTTGATGCTGGCGGCGTGTTCGGAAACCTGTGCTTTCGTGATCCCGGCCTGTTCCATGTTGCGAAGGTTACGAAGGAACGCCAGCCCGCCGAGATTTTTTTCGGCCATCAGGCGCAGGAAAGTTTCTTTCTTGTCCGCACCGGCAGAGAGCTTCACTTCCCAAGTATCTGGCGTGGAGAGCGTTCCGTCCGTGATGCGCTTGTAGAGCGCGGTACGTTCTTCGTTGTGCGGCTTCGCGTGCGAAAGAAACAGCACGTCGCGCAGTTTCACCGCACCGTCGCGGTTGTACTTGGCGAGTTGGTGTTCATCGAACTTGGCGATCGCGCGGGCAAGCCCGACCTTTAACTGCTTTGGCAGCGGCGCGTCCTTCTGATCCTTCCAGTAGAGAGACAGAAGTTCGGCAGGCTCATCGGCGCGCTGGCAGATGCGGGCGATCAGGTCGCCAACCTTACGGCCTTGGTGCTTCGCCTTCAGAATCGCCACGACAAGCCAGAGCGGCGCATGGCGTAACTTCATGGCCTCGCGCGCTTCGATGGCGATGGCGGCGACTTTCTCGAACGGCAGTTTGGCCGCAAGTTCCGCGATGCGCGCGGCGATGGTCTTACCGTCCTCGTAAAATTCATCCTCCCACAGCATGCACGCCATAACGGAACGGCGAAGCGCCTGTTCCGCGTTCATGGGATGCGCTTGCGCGCCTTCGTGGGTTTTCTCGGTGAACTTCGTTGCGACGTTCGTTTTTGCCATGACCTAACCTCCGTGTTAGTGGGGGAACAAACGGCTACGCTTCTGCTTACCGGAGAAGTAGGCGTAACCTACGCCACCCAAATCAGTGTGCGGGAACAGGCGAGTCCTGAACGGTGGTCCATACCCTTTCGGGCTGGGTTCCCTCTTAGCAGGAGAAGTAGCAGAACTCTACGCCACGCACGGATGAGAGTATATACCATCATGGCGTATCCGTAAAGTGTAACAAGATGCCGGCTCTAACGCAGCCAGAGGATCGCGAGCCCGGAACCCCCGAGCGCCAGGCCGAAGATGGCACCGGCGCCGAAGCCGTACCGCTTGATCATCACGCTGGCGCTCGCGAGCCACATGGAAGCGGAGACGAGGATCCAGAGCGCGTCGAGGGAAACCTGGACGGTCACGAGTTCCCCCAGGACGGGCCGACGAACGGCATGCGGTACAGGCGCACGAGTTGGGCGATGCCGTCCTCGAGACGTTCGAGAGGTGCCCATCCGGATTCGGCCTTGAACCGTTCGCTCGAGACCGAATAGTCGCGCTGATCAGGATCTCTGCCAGCGGATTCGACCCATTCGAAACCCGGGACCGCGGCCTTGATCATCCGGCAGAGGTCGGCCTTGGTGACGTTCTCTGCCCCGACGTTCCACGGCCGCCGGCCGAGCGTGTCGGCGTTCTCCACCGCGAGCCCCAGAGCCTCGGCGGCGTCAGAGACGTGCAGGACGCAGCGGCGGAAGTGCGGCTCATAGACCGGCAACGCGGTCACTATGCCGCAAGCCCGGCGAACGAAGTGGTTCACCAACAGGTCCAAGCGCATCCGCGGCGACGGCCCGTAGAGCGTGGCGAACCGGAGGCTGACGCCGAGCGGGTGCCGGAGTACGACCTTTTCGGCCTCGACCTTGGTGCGCCCGTAGAGCGAAAGTGGGGTCATCGGGTCGTCCTCGGTGACGGGGTTCTGCCCGCCCTTTCCGTAGCCGCTGTTGGTGCAAGGGAAGACGAGCGGCTGGTCCGGCCTGATCCATCCGAGGATGTCTTCGGTGGACTGGAGGTTGACGAGCTGAGCCGTTGTGGGCATGGCGTCGCAGGCCGGCGCGCCGACGAGTGCCGCGAGGTGGATCACGGCGTCTGAATCGACCACCAGATCCTTCAGGAGGTCGTGCTCGCGGGAAACGTCGCCTCGGATGATGTCGAGGTCTCGGTGGCCGCCGCATCCGATCAGGCTCGGGACGCCATGCGAGAAATTATCCATCACGACGACGCGGTGCCCGTAGGCAAGCAGCTTGGGGACGAGGACAGAGCCGAGGTATCCGGCCCCGCCGGTGACGAGAATCTTCATTTGTTTTCCCCTTTCCACCACATCGCGAGGGTTTGCAATGCCAATTGGCATCCATCCAGCGCGCCGAAAATTGGGGACAGCGTGATGACCAATGGTGCAAGAAGAATGGTCATAATTCTACGCAACCACACGTTCCTAACTTTCTGAACAGGCTTGTCTAAGTCCCATTCCATTTTGACCTCTTTCAAAGTTCGTCGATGAGAATTCGGCTGCCCTCTGGGGCAACCTTGAAGCGAACGCACGGCGCACCGACCCGAGCCTCGAATTCGAGCCGCTCATCCGGATGGACCTGGAAGAGCATGAAGCCCCCACCGCCGGCGCCGAGGAGCTTCCCGCCCGTCGCCCCGAGCTGCCGCCCGCGGCGGTACAAGTCGTCGATCTCCTCCGATGTGACGCTGGCAAACCGGCGCTTGTAGAGCCACGCGTGGTCGAGCAGCGCTCCGAGGCCCGTGATGTGCGTCTGAGACCGCAGGAACGCCTCGCCTTTCTCCGCGAGCAGCGCCAGCCAGTCGAGGTCGGCGGCGTTCTGCGGAGCCGCCTCGATCTGCTTCGCTGCTATGACGTGCGCGTCCCGCATCGCCCCCGTGTAGACGAGGACCAGCGAGGCTTCGATCTCGGCGATCCGTTCTGGTGTGACGGGGACCGGACTCGCCACGCTCCGCGCGCCAAAGGTGACGTAGTTCAGGCCGCCGAAAGCCGCGAAAATCTGGTCCTGCATCCCGACGGCCTCGCTAACGGCGAACTGCTCGAAGGCGATCGCCTCGCGCCCCAGGTCGACGGGAGACGGCCGCTCTCCCTTCAGCCTCAGGAGGGCGTGGAGGCAGCCGACGACGAAGGCCGAGGATCCGCCCAGGCCTGAACGTCCTGGAAGGTCGGCGAAGGTGGTGAGCTCGATCCGTTCCCGTTCCAGGCCGAGGTACTTGATCGCAGCGCGCACCGCCGGGTGGCGGATCTCGTCGGCTGTCTGGCAGTCGTCGACCTTGGAATACTGGACCCGGAAGCGGATCGGCACGGGTTCGCCGGTCTCCTTGTCGGCCATCAGCTGCCCTGGCGGGACGCGCTTCACGCCGACGTAGACGTACTTGTCGATCGCCATGCCGAGGACGGCGCCGCCATGGTGCGCGAAGTGCGCCGGGTAGTCGCTGCCTCCGCCAAGCAGGCTGACGCGCAGAGGGGTCCGCGTGAGGATCACCCGAGCCTCGCCGGCGGCCGTCGCCTGAACGAAATCGCCATGATGACTCCAACGATTGAACCCGACAGCACGCTCACGAAGATGATCAGCATCAGGACCCACTCGTTCAGGACAACCGTCTCATTCATCTTTCCACTCCTTCGCTTTGTTGAACCCTTCCGGCGTTCCGACGTCCAGGAACCATGGGACATAGAATCGGTGCGCGCCGAGTAGGTGAACTGGGAAATCGTGCGTCCGCTCGTCGGCGCAGATCTCGCGCTGAGCCTCGACGCTCAGGACGGAGGCACCGGCGTACACGTCGCGCCAGGAGTCTGCGTGATGGACGAACGCCGCCGTTGCCCACGCCCCGTGGCGCTGCGCGTGGTATTCGGCCAAGGCGGCGAGCGGGTACAGCGGCAGCGTGTCGTGGTTCAGCACCATCAACGGCGCGCGCATGTCGACCGGAACGGACTCGTGGATCTTCAGGAGCCCGCGCAGGGCGCCGGATGTGCCGATCGGCGCGCCTTCGAACACGGGGCGGATCAGGAGCGTGGTTTTCATCTCCTTCACGTGCGCTATGATCTCCGGGCCGCGGTCGTCCAGGAGCAGGTACACCACGCGCGGGGACAGCGACTCCAGGTTCTCGAATATCCTGTCGATCAGCGGTACGCCGCCGACCGGGACGAGGAACTTGGACTGATCCCACAGGCCGCGCAGACGGGTCGCCTTGCCACCAGCCAGGATCGCAACGTCGAGGTTCATGCTGCCCCCTCCAGAACGTCCCGCAACTTCATGAGCTGCGGCGCGAGGTCGATCGGGTGATTCCCGACGAAGAACCCGTGGTCGTGCGCGTACTGCGCCATCTGGCAGCGCCCGTTGAAGACCTCGTGATCGTACTGCGCCGCCGCCGGATGCTGGAGGAAATTCCCTCCCGTGATCTGGCGGAACTCGATCCCGGCCCGCCGCATCGGCTCGAGGAATTGTCTCCGAGGCGCATCCGTCGGGATGATCGTGAACCCGAACCAAGAGCTTTGAGCTCCAGGCCGTTCGAACTGCGTCCGGAAGCGCCAGTCGCCGTCGAACAGCCGCTTGAATTCGGCCGCGTTGCGCCGGCGCTGTTCAAGGCTGGCATCCAGCTTGCCGAGCTGCACCAGGCCAACCGCCGCGGCGATCTCAGTGGGGCGGACGTTGTACCCCGGCATAAGGAAGCGGTAGGCTTCAGCGAAGTCGTCTCCGGAGCGATCGTGAAGAATGCTGTCCGCCGGCAGGTCTCGTGCCCATCCGTGCGCCCGGAGGCAGCGCGCGAGGTCGGCCACGAGGCGGTGGTTCGTGACGAGCATCCCGCCCTCCGCCGTCGCGAGTTGGTGGGAGAAGAAAAATGAATGCGTCCCGACGTCTCCCCAGGCGCCGCATTGCCGTCCGCCGACCGACGCTCCGAGGGATTCGCAGTTGTCCTCGAGAAGCATGAGTCCGCGTTCGTTGCACGTCAGGCGCAGCAGGGCCAGGTCGCACGGGTTGCCGAGGATGTTGGCCGCGACGACGATGGCGGTTTCAGGGCAGATCGCCTCCCGGACGGCCAGCGGGTCGATGTTCAGCGTGTCGATGTCGACGTCCACGACGCGGAGCCGCATCCCGTGCTGGTGAAGCGGCGCGTAGGTGGTCGCCCAGGCGATGGCCGGAACCACGGCCACCTTGCCGCGCAGCGTTCGTCCCTGACGCCGGAGCGCCTGCTCCATGGCTGCCACGGCGATCAGGTTCGCTGAGGATCCGGAGTTCACCATCACGGCGTATTCGACCCCGAGATATGAAGCGAAATAGGCCTCGAATTCAAGCGTTTTATTCCACATCGTGACGCGCTCCGATCCGAGAACACCAACTACGGCGGCACGCTCCTCTGCGCCCCACGTGTCGACGGCCAGCGGGTGGGTCAGATTCATCGGTTCATCCCAAGTTCGTGCCGCACGCGTTCAACGATCTTTTCGGCTGATGGCGGTAGATTATCCAGGTGCGCAGCGAAGCCTGCTGTACGGTCCTCCAAACCCATTACGCACATTTGAGAACCGGTAAGTTTCTGAATGTCAAAAGCCAACGACTTAGCTATACCATCAGGATAATCGTCATCAATGACCATCCCATATTTGGTCGTCGATAAATATGGCATATGCAGTGGTTTCAATTCACGAAGATGCACTACATTCACGGTAATGCCTTCGTTTCTTAATTGAATGGCGGCCTGCTCCGCAGCAAACCGCGTCACCGATATTGGGTAAAGAGTAATATCTCCATCATCGAACGAGTCAGGCATCTCTAATCCATTATCGTATGCACTGCGATGTTCGGACAGAAGCATCACGTCATCGCCGGCCATGAAGTCCTCGTAAGCAACCTTCCATTCCCATGGCGTCATCGGAGAATAGATTTTCACTCCGGGCATCCTGTAGGCGAGCGCGTGGTGCGAGGACCCAGAGGTCGGACCGATGCGCCCCTCCATGGCGATCGAACGGATCAGCATCGGGCACGGGCGCCCCCAGATCTCCTTCGACTTCGCGGCGTAGTTTACGATGGCTGAAGCGGCGAACCAAGCGAATCCCTGATAACGCAAAATAAGAAGCGGGCGCCTGTTGACCAGAGCGGCTCCTACAGCAAAATAAGCCCCGGCAACATCTGACATTGGAAGTTCAGTTAGCTTCGGATGATTTGGTACTGTGTTCGCCACAAATCCCACGGCCGAAAGGCACTGCCCGCACACGATATGACCCGCGTCCAAATGACTGGCGGTTAACAAGCGAATAGTTTCGCGTAGCGTTGTCATTTCTTTGAATAAAATCGTTGCAACCCAAAACTTATTTTATGTCGATGTTCCGAAGAGAGTGGTTTACCTAGCCTAGCTTGGCGTATCTTATCTTTAGTTTCCTGAGTGCACTTTTGGCCCAATCGCCCGCTTGGCTTGCCAACATGGGAGAGCCGAAGATTTTTCCGATGCTCTTCAGAAAATAACTTCCCTTTAAGTGCGCGACTTATTTTGTCTTTCGTTTCTTTGGTGTGCTGTTGGCCAGTGTTAGCAGAGCGTATTCGCTGCTTGTGGATTTCTGTTATGTTTTGCCCGCGCCAAGGTCCAGGTTTATTAAGCATTCCTGGAGGAACTCCTTGGCCCTCAATGGCGTTGTAACCATGCGGGCTTTTGGTGTTGCAACGTTGAATAACTAAACTTTCTTCAACCCAAAGAATGGTTAATGGCACAGTATCTTGTAATACCGTTAAGGTTGGGGCACCTAACAGCCTCCATGCTTGATGTACTGGATATTGACTGTTATATTGATTTGCCGCGCGCATGTGTCTTTGATAGCGCCGCCTGACCGGGCCTATACAAGCTCCGATATACGATTTCCCGTCTGCAAAGTCTAGGCGGTATAGAGTTCCGCAGCGATCCATGTTTCCCTTACTTGTTTGTCGGCGCGTTTCTGTATCTCTTTGGCTGATGGCACTTCTTTAGCTACATATTGGTGGCGATCAAATCCATCTAGATTATCCACGCCGGGGCCTGAATGCCAGCGTAATCGAATTGTTTGTACATCTATCAATGCGGGCCAATCAGAAATATCCGGGATTTTTGCGTACAGTTCGGTTGGCGCGTCAGTTACAGACAGGGCAGTAAGACCGAAGCCTTTGGCTACTTCTACAACGCCCCAACTACGCCTTACTGCTATTGGCGTCAAAATAGATAGCCCATTATTTTCTACCACGAAAAGGATAGGCAGCCGCTGAGTCGCAGCCCAACCGAACGCGGCGAGCGCGTAGTCCTCCTCGGCCGCGGCGTCCCCGAGGAAGCAGATCGTCGGCTTCCGGTTCCCGTAGGCCGCGCCCACGGCAATCGGCACCTGCGTCCCGAGCAGAGCGTCGTGCCCGTAGATGCCCGCCTTCTTAGACTGGAGGCAGTTCGTCCCGCCCATCCCGCCGGAGCACCCTCGTGGGTCTCCGCGCAGTTCAAGGACCAGTTCGCGCAGATCGCCGCCCATGCAGATGTATTGCGAATGCGCCCGGTGCTGGACGAACACCTGACGGTCGGTGATGCCGTGATCGTCGAGCCAGACCGAAACCGTCGCTGGCGCGTACTCCTGACCGAGCGATAAATAGACAGGGAACTTGAACTCGCCGGCCTCTGCGCGACGCGCGACCTCCTCCTCGAATGCGCGGCAGAGGGCGGCGCGTTCGTAGATGTCCTTGATGCTACGCACTGAGCGCCTCGTTACGGATCGCCGCAGCCGCTTTGATGAACACGGCCAAGTCCGAGGCGAACTCGATCAAGTCCGTGCCGGCGCGCATGAGCCCGCCGAGCCCCTGAAAGCTGTCCGTGAACGTCCCGAACCGCAGGCCGGCAGCCGAGCACTTCTGGCGCACGTGGCTGATCGCATAGACGACCTCAGGGTCCCAGACCTCGCCAGGTTTCCCGAGGGCCTGTGAGAGATCCCACGGGCCGACGAAAATGATCGAATTCTTCGGAGCAGCGGCGATGATTTCGTCGATGTGGTCAAGCGCCTTCAGACTCTCAATCTGGAAGATCAGCTCAGTTTTGATATTAGCTGATGGGATGTACTTCTCCTTCGCCATAATTGAGAAGTCAGCAGCGCGCACGAACCGGCAGAGCCCGCGCAAGCCCTGCGGGTGAAAGTACGCAGCCTCGACACTGGCTTCAACATCCCTTGCTGATGTGATATTTGGTATCTGGATGCGCCTCACCCCGAGATCGACGCACCACTTGATGTAGGCCTCGTCATTCTTCGGCACCCGAACGACGAGCGACAGGCTCCGGCGCTCCGCGGCCAGAACGATCGGGTAGAGATCACGCGGCGAGATCGGCGTGTGCTCCATGTCGACGACGGCGAAGTCCATGCCGGCGAGCGCGATCGCCTCGATCATTTCCGGGTGCGGGCACTTCACGAACAGGCCTAGCTCCATGGCGGTTCCTTGAGCAGCGTGCTGTTGACGAAGACCGCGTTGAAGTAAGCGATCGAAGGGCGCCCGGTCGGATGCGCCATCTGATCGTAGATGCCGAAGATTTCGAAACCGAATTGATCCATGAAATCCACGAAGCGCCCCAATTCGACGAATCGCTTGTTCCAGCCGTAGAAGGACGCCTCGACCTGCACGAAATTCACGCGCCCGGACGTGAGCATCCTGAACGCTCCATGAAGCACGTCCACGTCGTGCCCCTCGGTGTCGATCTTCAGGAAGTCTATTCGTTCGATGCCGCTCGCCCCGCAGAATTCGTCCAATGTGACCATCGGAACTACCTCTACGACGCTCCCTGGCGCGTTCACGCTGATCGAGCTTAGCGAGGTCTCCTCGGCCACGTGCATATCCGCCCAACCACCAGTTGCACCAATCGCGAGACGGTATGGCTTGACGTTTGGAAAGTACGCGACATTGCGCTTGAGTTCTTTGAAGGCACGTTCTACTGGTTCGAAACACCAGATCGACGCCTGTGGAACCATCTCTGCGAAGACATGCGCGGATTGCCCCACATTCGCCCCAACATCAAAGATCACGTCGAACCTGACCCCGCCGATCCAATGCCAGGCGTCTTGGAAGAAAGAGATTCCCCGCTGGCGCATCATGGTGTTTCCTTGGAAATCCGCAGGAAGGAAGAGCCGGCCACAACGCCGAATGCCGAAGCGAGGCGCGCCATTGAGGCACCGTCGATCGCGTCCCCGGATGGCAGCAAGCCGCGTTCCAGTCCCCCGGAAAGCGTGACCAGGATCGCGTCCCCCGTGGCGACTTGAACCAGCTCCTCCGTGGATTCGGGCCGCAAGATCGACCACCAGCAATCGGCGAAGAAGCCGCCGGCCGCGTGGCCGCTGATCAGGAGGTCGGAAGTCGAAAGCGGTTCGGATGGCTGCTCGAGCTGGTCTCCTGCGCGCCCGTGGTCGTCCTCGAGCCGAACGATGTCGCGTTTATCGTCCGGCGCCTCGACCTCGAGCAGGATGACATCCGTGATCGCGCGCAGGCGGTGGAACCGGCCGCGGAAGACGTTGATCTTGTCCAGCGCCTTGAAGGACAGCCGCGGGCCGCGCAGGAGTTCCAGGTCGAGCGCCCCACGGAGCAGAACGAACGCGGTGTTCTTTCCTGGATGGCAGTGGAGCGAGGTCGCGCGCCCCTCGCGCATGTGGAGCGCCCAGATGGCGAGTGCGGCGTTCCGATAGCAGCGATACTCGCGGCCCCAGGGCTTGCGGATGACGGTGTTGGTCATTTCAGCTCCCGATGTAGGCGCCGTGGGCGTCCGAGTGCCGTCATGGCCCTGACTTGCTCGGCTGCGTGCGGGCCTATCTTCGCGCCCAACATCTCGAGATACGCCGGCCGCGTGAAGTACGCGAGGAAGGCGTCGTCGCGCATGTCCAGAACTTCATGCGCGGTCAGTGCGTCGGTCGACAGCGGCAGGCTTTCAGGAGCGTGCTGCGAATACCCGATCCAGCTCGGGCCGCCGTGGTCCTCAGGCAACGCGGGAGCGGGACGCCCGGCCGCGCGCGCTCCCGTGATCTGCCGATGGAGAGCCGAACCGGGATAGGCCATCGCGCAATAGAAGTTTGCCCACTCAGTATTCAGCTCGCAGGCTAGTGAGAGAGTCTCAGCGCAGCTTTCGCGCGTGTCGTCCGGCAAGCCGAAAATGTAGTTCGCCCCGACGCAGATGCCGTGGTTCCGAACCCGGCCGATTGCCGCGGCGATCTGCTCGTTTCCGAAGCGCCCTTTCTCGACGCCATCCCGGACGTGCTTCGATCCGGACTCGACGCCGATCCCGAGCCAGCGGAAACCGGCGCGGCGCAGGAGTTCCAGCATTTCCTCGTCCTTGACGGTGTCTACGCGCGCGTAGGCCCAGATGTTCAGACGATCTCCGAGGCCGCGTTCGATCAAGCCATTACAGATCGCCTTCACGTGGGCGCGGTTGAAACAGAACATTTCGTCCGGGATTTTGATGTTTGAGATGTTGTGGTCACGCACAAGCGCCGTGATTTGTTCGACGACGTTCTCGGGCGACCAGTAGCGCATCCTCGGGCTCGCGTCGCCGAACGGCGCCTGGATGCAACAGAAGGCGCACGCGAATTGACAGCCCAGTGAAGTCTGAACGCTCGTGTATCCACCCGCTGGATCTCCGGTCCAGAGGTGCCAGTTGTGGGCGCGGTAACGCTTCATGTCGAGCAGTTCCCATGCTTGATTGGGCAGCTCGGCGTCGAGGTCAGTGATGTTCTTAATAGGAACGAACAGCTTTGTTGAGTATGCGGTATATCCTTTCCAGAACAACCCAGGAACTTTGCTTTTGCCCCCTCGGTGATCTACCCCAGCATTCAATTCATTCAGCAGTGCTGTAATAGTCTCCGGTCCCTCGCCTTGGCAGACGAAGTCGAACGGCTCCTCTAGCAACGTGCGCTCGGGCAGCGCCGAGGGGTGCGTGCCGAGGGCAAGTGTAGGAATCATCGTGAGCTTGTTGCCCTGTAAGTGCGAACACAACGTGTCGGCAACTTTGCTAGCTGCTGGAAGGCACTGCGTAGACGCGGAGGGCTGGTGCCCGTAGATGCAGAACGCCGCAAGGCGTGGGTTGCGCTCCGCAATTCGCCACGCTGCTTGGTCAACGGACAACCCCTCGGCCTCGGCGTCGAGAATCTGTACGGAGAATCCCCTATTCATGCAGTACCTAGCGATAAGCCCAGCCCAGACCGGAGGCTCGACCGCGGAAAAGGATGCGAGCGCGCCATAAACCCCCATGCGTGATGGTGCGTTGACGAGGAGCAGGTCCGGTTGTTCAGTCATTTCTTCTCCTTAGATCAGTGCGGCGATCCAGAATCGCCGCGCTCATGGGCACGATCCGAAAATAGCGATGCAGGCCCGCGTCCACCATAGAGCGGCAGGGATGCAGATGAACACGACAAACAGTGCGGCGACGACGTATCTCATTTCTTCTCTCCTTCGCCGCGTGCGGCAGGGGGCAGAAGTTCCTGCTCTTGTTCGTATCGCGCTCGCTCCTGCGCCTCGTAGTATTCCTGCTCGTATTGTTGGCGCTCGTATTCGGCCTGTTCTGCTGCGCTCTGGTGAGCCATACGCTCCTGCCGTTGCTTCTCTTGGCGTTCCTGCTCGCGTTCTTCCTCTCGACGTTCCTCGGCCCTGCGCTCGCGGTCGTACTCCTTGGTGTAGACCTCCTTGCACGGGTCAGAGGTGGAGTGGTCGTACATGTCGTAGTCGCGGTGCCCGCGATGCGCGTCCCGGCGAGACTGTTCCTCATGCTCGCGTTCGTTCCAGCAGAATCCGTGGTAGCGACTCACGCCTTCCTCCCGTCGCTGCTGTCGTCTGAACGGCGAATGGCATAATCCAGCGCAGCATCTAATTCTTCTCCTGCTAACAGGAAGCCGTTTTTCTTGCTGTGAATGTTCATCGCGCCGTCCATCATGTTCGTAGACAAGCGCAGCCACCGATACCGATTCGCATCGCGCTCGCAATCGGCGATGTGCTGGCCGGTCGGTGTCAGCCCCTTCTCAGTGGCGAGTATTGCGGATAGCGCCGCCACCGCTTGCTGCATCAGGTATCGGTGGTCGGGCAGCGCGGCTTTGAACGCCGCTTCACGAAGGGACGCGATTAACTCGTCATTCGGGAGGCTTTGCCGTATAGAGGACCGCACCGCCTGCTCTGTCAGCGCCATGGCCTCACCGAAGCCGCTGAAGTCCTGGTCCTCGGCATGTTCCGGTGCCGTTGCAGACGGCTGCGCTCTGGCGGTGTTCCAGACCTCTCGAACGAGCGCTCTCATGTCCTCGAACGAATCTTTTTTACCCGGATACCAGTACCGATTGCAGATCGTCTTTACGTACTCATCGGATATGCCACCATCCGGCGTGGCGAGAGAGGGCCGCGCATCCGCAAGGACGTGTTCCAGCATCGCCCGCGCTTGAATTGCGGTCAGCAGGTTGGTCCCGCTCCTGTCTGGTTGCCCTGCGATGCCGTCCGGGTACACGTCAGCCGGGACGGGCCATTGCAGGAATCGGTTCACCATTTCGTCTGTGACCATCATTGCCTCGTAGGTAGGTTGGCAAGCTCGGCGCGGATCAGAGGCCAGTCCTCAGCCCTGACGTAGATGACGCCAGCACGGAGGTCCACGTTGGCCTCCAGCTCGTCGGGTTCGTGTTCGTGCCCGGGCTCGACGGGAATGATCTTCAGGCTCCCGAGCGCCTCGACTGATAGCGGCGCTTTATCAGAGCCGCGTTCCATCAGAACGGCTCCTGTTCTGAGGTCATATCGGCGAGAAGGCGCTGCCGGTGTTCCTCCGGCATGTTCCGCAGCACGCCACGAAGGCCGTACTCGCTAACCGGGGCGTGTTTGATCTGCGCCGCTGCCAAGCGCGCTATCGCCTCGTCTACAGGGTTGATGGCGTACACGGCACCTGGGCCGTAGAGCTTCGTGTGCGCCTGCGCGCCATCAACAGCAGGCACGTCCACGCGGATAAAGCCCTGCCCACCGAGAACCTGCTCGGTCATGTAGCCAGCGATCCGCTGGTGCCCGAAGATTTCCATGATGACCCACATTCCACTCTCGGGCGCTTTGTTCGATTCGGTCATTTCCCCTCCTTGTTGTGTAGTTGCGGCCTCTCAGATTAGCGCCGTATAGAAACGGCGATAGCGCATCATTGCGCCAGTTTGCTGCTGATATTTCTCAGCCGCTTTTCGATCAGGAAATGTGATCCAGCCGTCCGCGAAGTCCCGGCATTGCCAATCGCCCTCGGAATCTTCTGTTTCTTCGACTGGCACTCCCACGCACTTGGACGCCGACTCCGCAGGAGGTGCTTTTACGCTTCTCGGGCTGCTTGCCTCGGCAACCTGCGGAGCGGCGTTCTTAAGGGCGCGGTACGCGGTTCTCAAACCTGCGCAATAGCCAGTCTCCCACCCCGGCAACGGCGCGACACCGAAAAAACTGTCTCCGTTGTCGTCCAGTTGGAGTTCTCGGCGCAGCACTTCCAGCGCGGCATCACGGATGTAGGCCATCTTTGAATCAGCGCGAATATACTCAATGTCCGTATCGTTGATGCGGTCCCTGCACCACGTCACTTCCGCAGCCTCGTCAAAGGGCTCGCCTGTTTTCTCCGGATCGTGCTGGAGGAAAATCTTCTTCGGAGCATCCGTAGGGATTTTCATGGTGCCGCCTTCCTTTCTGCGTCATGGCGCGTCCGATACGGTCCAACCCATTGACCGCAAGGCCGGATAAACCACCAGCGGTCATCGCGATAGACGATCTGGCAGTTGCCGTCGGCGGTCATTTGTCCTCCCCGAGTTTGGCGAGCAGGGCGCGAATCAGCGGATACAGGGAGCGCGTCCAATCAACCTCGTATGCTGCCCCTTCATCGCCTCTTCTTGCTAGTGCGTCCAGATCTTTAGCACGCGCCTCTAATGCTTCGATCACATCTTCTAGCACCGCGTTGCGGGAGGCGGCAGATCTCACGTCAGATCTCACATACGCAATGTCCGTTTCGTTGATGCGGTCCCTGCACCCCGTCACTTCCGCAGCCTCGTCAAAGGGCTCGCCTGTTTTCTCCGGATCGTGCTGGAGGAAAATCTTCTTCGGAGCATCCGTAGGGATTTTCATGGGGCTGCCTTCCGCTCGGCTTCAGAGTGCGTTCGATACGGGCCGACCCATTGGCCGTTCGGCCGGATAAACCACCAGCGTTCGTCGCGGTAGACGATTTTGCACTCTGGGGCATCTCTGCGCTCGGTCATTTGATCTCCTTGGCGGCTTCGATCCAAGCCTCGGCCTTAGTCGGCATCCACGGGCATAGCTGTTTGTTCGACAGCCAGTGCGCGCCGCGCCGAGACCTCCCGTCGCTGCCGTATATCGTGAATTGCAACGGGTCGCCCATCACATAGACGGTGGCTCTTGGATATTTCTTCAGCACGCGCTGTCTCGGCGTCAGTTTCTTTACTGCGCGGTGGTGGCTGTTGGCAACGCTCATGGCCGATAACTCCCGTCGCCGCTATTCAGCGCTTGGTCCAGAACGCGCCGTACTGCGCCGACCGATTCCTGCTCGACCAGGTAATCAGCGAAAGCGCAAGCAATCTGCGTATGGGTTGGCCCCCACGATGATAGCGGCAAGTGCTGCGCGTTTTCGTCCAGCCACTTGTCAAACGCCTTCGTAGTGTCCGTGCTCGTCGCTCTTTTCATATCGGCCCTCTGATCAGCAACGCGGCGCCTGCGAGTCCGATCAGCAGCGCTGGCACGAACGCGCGCCATCTGTGCCTGTTATGAATCCGCCTCGCCGCGCTTTCGTAGAACGTCTCGTACTTCGGCTGAGGTATTTCGCGCACCATCGCGCCGGCCATAAACCACGCGATGCAGGTAATCAGAACGACGAACGCGCGGAAGTTGACGATCAACTCCGCGGCGTCTGAGATCCAGCGCAGGACTTCGGCGGGCGGCATGAACGTCGGCTCGATCATCATCGGCGGTCCTTGAGATAAACGATTTTCAAGTTGTTCGGTTTCTTGAGATGATCGGCCGGCCGTTCGATCGCCTGGTGATGGCGTTTGAGTTCAGCAGCGCGCTCGGCTTCGGCCCATTCCGCGGCGAAGCGGCGCAGTTTCTCTTCATGATCATCCTCGGCCGTCCGCCGCAGGCGGTTCTTGGACAAGCCGTTGTAAACGAGCAGTCCGACCGCGGCACCGAAGGCCGCCAGGCCGACGAACCAGGCTGGCAGGAGGCAAAGCGCCGCGATGAGGAAGAAAGTGGTCGTCAGGCCGTTCATGTCGCCTCCTGCGGCAATTTTAATCCCATTCGGAACTCGATCACCCACACCCAAGGATTCGAGGACCACGGCGCGCGCTTGGCGTTGATGGAGTCCCAGAGATCTCGGTGCAGCCGATCCACGAGTTCCAGCTCGAAGTCGTCCATGCGATGCCGGTCTTTTCACCCATTCTTCACCAGACCTTTTTTCACCAGCATCACGAGGCTCCGCGCGTGCCCCTCCCAAAACGCCAGTTCGACGTCCTCGCGGCACATCCCAGGCGGGAGGTTTACTCGGCGATCGTAGACGTCGTGACACCCCTGGCAGCCATAGGCGCCGAGGAGGTCCATGGACTTCATCCCGATCCCCTTGCCGGCGGCCGAACCGTTCGCGTGGCACCAGACGACCGTTTCCGTGACCGGCGCCCTGCAGACGTGCGGAATCCTTATCTGGCACTGCTCGCCGCGCGCACTTTTTGTGACTTTGCTCACGTGGTTTCCGTCTGCGCCTCTTCAACCAGCTCGAGCGATACCTCGACTTCCTGCTGGACCAGCATCGCCAATTTCCCCGCTTGGCGTTCTTCGGGATGGTATTGAACGCGCATGTGGAACTCCACCGTTCCGCCGTCGAGCGGCGTGAGCTTGAAATCGTTCACCTTCACTGGCTGGAGAACGACCTCCTTGGTTTCGCCCGGGACGCGGATCGCGACCTTCGCGTTCACGATCTCGTCTGCCCACTTCAGCGGAAGGCCGAGCTTCGGGAGGCGCAGGTCCGGGGCGAACCCGGCCTCGTGCGCGCGGCCCTGGTCGGCGAGGTCGCGCTCGCGCCCTTTGTCGAAGTGATAGAGCAGCCCCTTGAGCATTGGGTGGAAGACGTTCAGGACGTCGTTAGGCAGATTCGCGTCAAGCCCAACGTCGCCCGCCGGTTCGCGTTCTTCGCCGTGGACTTCGGCCCTCGCGTTGACGCTCGCGAGGAGCATCCGCTGGTTCGTGAACTTGAGGTCCATGTCAGTCTTCTTTCGCTTCCTGGACCTTCACGCCTTCGGAGACAAGCTTCACGATCGTCGCCTGTTCCGCGTACTCGGCCTTGATGCCGAGAACGTCGCGCGCGACGTGTTTTTCGGCGCGGCCAGCGCTCGTCGCGCTGATAAGCGCCGTTGCCTTTGCCGGCATGCCCGCCGCGGGGCCGTAGGTCACCGTGTAGATCTTCCGTTCGGTTGCCATTTCACGTTCTCCTTGAAAAATTCAGTTCACCTCGGACGCCTGTCCGGGATGTCGAAACCTTATTTACATTACATCCTTGAACTGCGTTACTCGAAATGTACCGAACGGCCCCCGCTTCTCTGGCCTGAAGTCGCCGATGCCGATGCTGTGGCCCGCTTCCTCCAGTAGTTTTTGCGCCATCTCTACAGAAAGAAGATCGTCGTCAATGGTCATTTCGAATCGCGCGCTCCATTGGTCGAATCTCGGGCGATGGCGCATCACCCTGCCCTTAGTGGCCGGAATGGTTACCGGCCTAGAATCGACTTCGAAACTCTTGGCCGGCCCGTCGCCATTCAAGATCGTGACCGTATCGGCTTTCATGCGAACTGCTGACGGGACCACGTAGCGCAACGTTTTTCTGCTGCCTGTTGATTTATGACTAGACCCGGCATTACCCATCGCGTTTGGAATTGCGAACGCGGAGAAGTAGTATGTTCCATCCTTAGCGATGTAGGCGTTTTTCGTTGCCTCTTCGCGCGGATCGCGCTGCTTTACCTCGATCCTTCTCGTCTTCCTCGAGGCCTCCGCCTCTTCGTGAAATCGATGGATTAAAAGCGCCGTGACACCTCGAATTTCCACTTGAATCGTTTTCATGTCTTTCCTTAGTTAAACTACGGATGCCATGCCCTGCCGTGCCAAGCCTTGCCATGCCTTACCTAGCCTGGCTAAGCCTAGCCTCGCCTCGCCCGTCATCGCCGAACCTCGCCTCGATCTATGAAAGTAGGTCTCCTGTCCTGGATATGGTGCCCGCTTTCGGCAGCCAACTGATATGCGTGATCAATAAGTCGAGCGTATTCTGCGCGATCACTGTCCTCGCTGCTCTGAACAACCGCGTAATAAGTTTCACCTTCCAACTTTATATCTACGCCGTAAAAATCAGCCTTTACCTTCAACTTCACCCCGGCCGGCGTTAAACCCCAATGCGGTGCGATGTCGGCGCAGACGGCATGGAACAGCTTCCGCTGCTCGTGCGATTTCTCCTTCCGTTCGGTCCGCAGGATCAGCTCGAGTGGCGCACCCTCGCTCACGAGCGTGTGCGAGATCAACCCCGCGATGGCGATGAGCCGCCGCCGGGAATCGATGCGCCACCTGCGGGTCCAGGCCACTTGAGTTCAGCCGCTCAGCTTCGCGATCTGCTCGTGGTAGACGGCGTTGATCGCTCCGAGGTCCGCCTTCGTCCAGGTGTACAGGTTCGCCTTGTCCGCTTCCTCGGCCGTTTCGTCGATCGTCTTCGTCTTCCGGAGCCGCGCCATGATCTCGTCGCGCTTCTCCGGAGTCCCGGGCTGCGGGCCGCTCTTGGCTTCCACTTCTGGCGGTTCGGACGCCTTCGCCGGTTCTGCGGGCTTCGCCTGGGCGGCGTCGGGCTTCTTCTCACCGTCCTTCTTCTCACCCGCGTTCCCTGCCTGCGCGGCCCTGGCCGCGGCGGCGCGCGCCCGGCCTGCCGTCGTGTTCTCGTCCGCCGCAGGCTCGGCTCCGGCGGTCATCTCGAACCACTCCTCCGGACCGCTCATCCCGTCCTTCATCGATTGGTATATTCGCTTCAGGTTCAGGTAGAGCGCCGGGGAGAGGGTCTCGACGTCGAGTCGGCGCTGAATCCTCTTCTCGATCATCTCCTTCGTGACGCCGAACTTCGCCATGGCATCGAGCATCTTGCTGATGGTGTCGTCCGTGATCTCGATGTCGGCCTTCATCGTGACCTCGATCTGGTTCATCGCGGCGTCGACGACGTCTCCCGGGATCACCGTGAGGATGCACGCGCGCTTCCGGCGGGCCGCCATGTTGGCGATCAGCTCGTAGATGTCGCGCTCGTCCGTGATCGCGTAGCCGCCCTGCCGCGTGTCGCGCCAGTGCTTCACCTGGAAGACCTTCGAGTCCCGGAACCCGGTCTCGAGGTCGACCGCGTATGCCATCACCTCGGAGTACTGCCCGACGCGGCTGAGCTCCTTGACGCCGCATTCGAGGTTCCCCCAGTTCTGAGCGATCGCCTCCGCGAGGCGGATCGACGGCGCCGCGATGTCCATGCCTCCCCGGGCATACTGGAACGTCGCTTCCTCCGCGAGGGACTTCCGCGTGCAGGCGTCGATGATCCGGTCCATCGCCGCTTTTTGGTCCCTCGGGAACCGGCGCGCGATCAGCATCGCACCCTGGATTTCCGCGACCTCGCGCGCCGCCGCGGCGTCCGCTGCCGCGCTCACCGCCTGCGCCGCCAGTTTGCCGCTCCCGAATGGGTTGTCGGCCTTTGCGAGGGCCGTTTTCGTCGGTTCGTTCATGTCAGGTGTTCCTCTCGATGGTTGAAAAATCAGGTGCCGCCGTACATCGCCTTGAAGACCCGGCGCCTGCCGTAGTCCTTGAGGTATTTCAGGTAAATCGCCTTCTCGATCTTGTCCTTCGAAGCCTTGAGCGCCGTCACGTCGAGGCGCGATCCGGCGTTCTGTTCCTTCCACGAGAACACGTCGCGCCCGTCCACGGTCAGCTTCTCGGCATCCTTCATCGCCAGCTTTATGTCAAACTCGAGCGACAGACCCTCCATCTGAAGGGCGTCGATCTGACTGTGAAGCGCCCGCAGCTTCAGGGCTTTCGACCCGACGATGCTGTCCCCGGCAACGGTAAGCCCGGGGGTGGAGGATTTGAACATCGCCCGCAGGTCGCCCATCGACATCGGGTCCGGGGCAACGCCGGCGCACACGTTGTCATTCCAGAAACGGAGGTACGCCCGGCGCATGTCGGCGATCATCTCCTCGTTGCGCGCGATCGGGTAGAAGTGCATCGAATCTATTCCGACCATCGCGGCCAGAACGGACTTCCTGAACCCTTTCACCATCATGCCGTGCATCATCTGGAAGAAGTAGTGGATCGGCACGTCCACGGTCCCCGGTTCACCCCACCCGAACTTATCCTTGAACGCGAACGGGGAGACCGTCTTGATCTCGCCGCCTTCTATGAACCCAGTCTCCGGGTCTTTCCATTCGAAGTCGATTTCGGCCGCGAGGAACGGCAGGTGTGGGTCCTGGTACCGGAGGTTGACGGAAACGATCTCCGCGTCCATCTCCTCGCGGAGCATCTGGACCACGACCGGCTCCCAGCGCTTGCGGCGCTCGAGGAAGAGTTTCTTGTCCGAGCTGAGCTCATCGGCTTCGAATCCGACCTTCCTCCGCCAGACCGTGAGCGGCGTCTCCCGCTCGCCGTCGAATTCCGGGGAAACGCCCATCAGGGCCGCGGCGTTCGATGACCCGATCCACCGCGCGCGGTCGTACTCCTCGTCTTTGATCAGCGTCGGAACCCATTCGCCAGCCGCCACGGCGGCTGCGATGTCGCCCGGCGTGGTGTCCACGACCCGATCGTGCTTGATCGGGATCTCCGCCGGGGAGGGCGGTTTTGGCTGAGCCGCCATCGTTGTCTCCATGGCGTCTTCCGGGATCGACTGCGAAACGTCTAGCTGTTCGGTCATCGCTGAACCTTTCTATCTTTGGTAATCTGGATGGCCAGCACCGGGCGAAGGACCTTCGCATCAGCCTCGGCCGCGAGCTCCGCGGCAAAGTCGGTCGGGCCGACGAAGGTCGGGACGGCAACCACGAGCGCGGCGCCCAGGATCCACGGCCACGGGCTACGCGGCGCGCGGTAGTTCTTCAGGTCATTAGGCAGCGATCGCATCTTCGTTCTCCCAGACGAGGAACTGCGCGGCCCAACTACCGCTAGGAAGCCGGCACGTCCCGAGCCACGTAACCGGCCCAAAATCTTCCTTCACGGCGATGTCGAATCCGATCCAGCGCGCAACCTGCTCCCCGCCGGCCTCGACGACGAAAGCCGAACCCTCACTGTTCCACGTCAAGACTCCTGGCGCGCCTTTGAATGACCAGCGCTCCGAGACTACCAGGGGAGCGGCATAGTCGAAAAGAAGGTGCGGGTACGCGCGCCGGAGGCTTTCCAGCCGCGGCCAGTCGAGCGCGAGGATCGCCCGGAAGGCGGCGTCGATGACGCGGGCGTTGTTCGGCCGGATCTCGTTCACTGCTTCCCGTCCTTCAGATCGAGATATGCCTGCCCGTAGCGCATCAGCTCGTCGAACAGCCACGTCTGCAGCCGGCGCGATTCGTCATCCAGATCGAGCCGGATGTGCACCCATTCCTCCAGGAGCGTGCTCGCCAGACCCCGTTCGCTCGTCTTGAAGGCGTCGCGCGCGAGCCAGATCTCTTTCAGATCGCGGTTTGCCTGTGCGAGGACGTTCGGCCCCAGCGTGTCAACCACCATGATCGGGTAGTCGTCGACCGTGTAGCCGAGGGACCGGCAGAACTTCACGGCGTCGGCCAAAGCCTTGTGTTCGTGCGGCAGGAGTTCCGCCTCGAGCGGCCGTGGCGCCGGCGCGTGCTTCTTGTAGACCTTCATCGCCGTAAAATTGACCTGTTCACTGCGTTCGGCGAGCCGGCAAGCAACCTCCATGAACTCCTCCGTCGGCTCGTTGTACCAATCCAGATCGACCGTGTGCTCGGCAAATCTATCACCGGCGCCGATGAATTTCTTGATGAAGTCGCGGTCCCGGCTGCGCACCACAGAGCGCGCCACCGCGCTGGCCACGTCGCTCCAAGCCTTGATGGTGCGGTCTTCGGTCAGGGTCAATTGCGACTTGACGTTCACGGCGAAGCGGTGTGGCAGGTCTGACATCCATTCACCGACCTTGATGCCGCGGTAGTAGACCGTGCGCGAAGGACCCGGATGGAACTCCGCTTCCTCGCAGGAATAGATCGGCTTGCCGCTCAGCACGAGGTCGCCGATCTGGCGCGCGCATTCGGCGAAGGACGCCAGCCGCACGATGACCGTGGTCGCGCCTTCGATCGGCTGATACTCGCCCGGCGCGTGTTCGCCGCCCTCGTCGAGCGTGTTGCAGTAGATCTCCCGGAAAGCCTGCCACATCTTCCAGTGCGAACCAAGGTGCGTCGTGAAGGCGAGCTCCTGGCCGTTCATGCAGACCAGTTCGACTGCCTTCCCGCGCACGCTGACCTCGCGCCGCTCGAACTTCAATTCCTCGAGACCGCGCCAGATCGAGACGGCGCCGCCCTCCCGGAGGACGATCGCGATGGCATACTTCAGACCCGTGCCGAACTGCCCGATTGGGCTAGAACTTTCCTTCACGGAGATGCCCATCGTGGTGATGCAGCGCGGGTCGATGAGGCCTTTCGATTGGAAGCTGACGGTGTCGTTCATGCCGGAATCCCCATGTTTCGCGCTGGCGCGTAGTGGTTGAAATGGCCTCCGAGGTGAACCAGCTCATCCCAGTTCCCGTCAGAATCCCGGTAGATGATCCTGTGGCCCGTGTGGAGCTTCTCGATTTCGGCGCAGACGCGCTCCGCGTCGTTGGTGACGGACTTGCACCCCTCGCTGTCGTTGTCGACCAGCCAGACGATCTTCTGCTTCGGGTCCACGCGGACCACGGTGTAGTCGGATCGGATCATCTTTCCTCCTTGCGCGCCTGACGGCGGATCTGCGCGATCAGGTCGTCCATGATTGTCATGCCGCTCTTGTTCGCGTCGAAGCGGCCCGGCGGCGGAACGAAATCGCCCTTCGCCATGGAACGCTCCAGGCGCCGCCGGTGCCTGCGGAACAGCGCCTCAACCATGTGCGCCTGCCGGCGCGTCAGGTAGAGGCACACGTCCCGAGAATCTGGCAATGGCGTGCCGTCTATCATGCGGGTTCCTTCGGCCCGTGCTGGAGTTCCGGCCTCACGCGACGGAGCAGTTCGTCTGCGCGCGCGATGTAGTTCTGGAGGTCTTGCTTGAAGCCTCGGTCATGTTCGCGGCCCACCAGCTCTTGGTACTTCGCGGCGTAGACCTGAAGCGCCCGCGCGAGCGTTGCTTGTTCGCCGCGCGTCAGTTCGAGGGTGAGGACGATGTCGTCTTTGGCGTCGCGTAGTTTGAACGCGGCAAGAAATCCAGCCTTAAACCATTTTCTGGCATTCTGGCGATTGCTGCCACCAGCCATATGCTTTGTAGCTTCGTCGCTCATCGATGAAGCCAACGGACTCCAGCGCGCGTCGGCGCTCATTTGTCCCCCGTTGAGACGGAACGGCGCCGCGCTTTTGGCCGAGGCGTCCCCCGTTCCGGCAGCGCTCGGTCGAACCGCCCGCCGGTCAGGTACTCGAGCCCGGCTTTGGTGATGAAATGAGACGTGCCGCTCGACTGAAGCCCGATCAAGCCTTCGCGCCTGAGCTGCCAGACCATCGCCCTGATCATCTTCCGGGTGAATTCCGCGCCAACGCAATCCTTCACGATGGTTTCGATCGACGGGCTGAAGGGCGACGTGGCAACCGATTCGAGGACCAGCGCTCGGTGGTCCGTTGCGAGCTTGCGCGTCACTTGTCCTCCCCGAGCTTGGCGAGTGTTTCCTTGGCGCGCAGCCATTCGTGATTTACCGCGACGTTGTTCTCGTCGCCGTAGGCTTCCTCAGCCCTCATAAGAGCACGCAGCGCCGCGACGAGTTCCGGGTAGGCTTCAACCTGATCCAGCGCCCGATTGAGTGCCTTCGTGAATTCGCTCATGGGCTGCATGGGTGAGCAATGCGCTGCGTGATCGGCAAGCGCAAGGCGGATTGCATTCGCTGGCGTTCGCGTTCCGTAGAACGTCTGAACCGGATTCAGCGGCGTAGCTGGTTTAGTGTTCATGGTGTCCCTTTCGCCTAGACGGCGAGAAATCGTCCGTGTGACCGCAGCTTTCCGTTCCGTGTATGAAGAAGCTTGCCGCAGTGACGGCACACGCGCAACGGATCGCGGCCAATGTTTGCCGGACTATTGAACACCGGATGGTTTTCTTTCGGAGACTGCGAGCCCGCGCAGAACTCCATAGTTTTGTTTTTTAGAGGCATGGCGCTACAGCCCGAACGACTGCGCGTTGCGTTCGGCGGCGTCCAGCCCGCCCTCGCGGATGCACGCGACGCAAAGCCGAACTTCGCGCGCGAACTGCTGCCTCGAAAGGCGCGAGAGAATGTCGTGCTGGAGCCTCATGTAGCCCTCGACGTGGCGCGGATCGAACCCGCGCGCCGAAGGCATCGCGGATATAGCACGCTGATAGTAGCTGACCGGCTTGTCGTACACTACGCGGCCGAGGGGAATCTCGATGGCAGTCTGCTGCGTTTTTGCGGGAAGGTTTGCTGCTTTGGCGTCCATCTTCGGTCTCCTGTTTGCGCCGGCCCGTCGGACCAGCTAGTGCACCAAGTATGCCCCTAATTCCGGAAAAAGTAAACCCCAACGTAAACGTAGGCTAACTCCTTGACCGGCAATGGGTTTCCGCGCGGGGTTTACTTTGGCCGAAAATGGACGTATGCTTCGCACCATCATGGCATGGAAAAACCTGAATGATCCCGAGGTCGCCGCTGCTGTAGAGGCGGCCGGAGGCCCGACCGCGGTTGGCAAAGTGCTCGGCATCACAAAAGCCGCTGTCTGGAGATGGGGGCGTGTCCCGAAAAAGCATTTGCGCAAATTCGCGCGTCTTTCTGGCTACAGCGTTCGGCGCCTGCGCCCAGATCTCTACAAACGCAACGGAAAACGGAGAAGAACCAAATGAAGAGCGAATCGATCCATCGCGTCGCCGCCGACTTAGGGGTGCAGGCGCATTACGACACCAAGATCAAGACCTGGGCGATCGGTGACAAGGTCTTCACGGTCGCCGAGATCGGGAAGATGTCGCCCGATGCACTGCGGAAGAAACTCAGAGGTGGCGAGAACAAGAAGAAGGCCAAGAAGGAGACCAAGCCGCGCGCGGCTTTCGACCCCGAGGCAAAGATCACTCTCCTCGTCAAAGAAAATCCGAAACGTTCTGGTTCGAATGCGCACGCGGTCTACGCACTTTACCGTGACGGCATGACGGTTTCGGACTTCATCGCTGCGGGAGGCAGCTACAGCGACCTGAAATGGGACATGAAGCACAAGTCCGTCAAGATCGAGGAACCGCAGGCCACGACTTCCGCCTGATGGAGATCGTGGTCTTCTCGGCGGGGCGTGCTGAGCGATCTCTCACGCCACGGAGACTACCGCCCGCGATCGCAAAGCGGACTACGTTGGTCGTTCCGCATGGCCAAGGTCCAGCGTACGAGCGCCTCTGGCCGCACGTAGCCCCGCTGGCTGGCATCTCCGAGACACCAGAGGGTGTAACTGGCATCGCCAAGCGCCGCCAGTGGTGGCTCGAGCGCACGCAGGCCGACAAGCTCCTGATGCTGGATGACGACCTGCGATTCGACACTCGGCGTACTGATGATGTCGGAAAGTTCATCGTCGCGAATGAAACAGACATCAACGCGCTGTTCGCGGACATCGAGTGGCAGCTGGAAAAGTACCTGCATCTAACGGTTACGCCCCGCGAGGGTGGTAACAGGAAAGGTGAAGAGGGGCGCTACTTAGAGGTCGGGCGCGCGACGCGCGTCCACGGCCTGCGTCCGAAGCTCATCCGCGGGATTGGCTGCCGCTATGATCAAATCCCTCTGATGGAAGACATGGATATGACGCTTCAGTTGCTGCGCAAGGGCCATCCGAACCTGATCATCAACTATATGGTACAGGGGCAGGGCACGAGTAATGCTCCGGGCGGCTGCTCATCGTACCGCACGGCGGAGTTGCAGGAGCAGGCAGCCCGTGCGTTGGCGGAGCGCCACCGGCCGCACGTGCGAGTGGTCGAGCGACAGACGAAGACCGCTTGGGGTGGGGGCGAGCGGGTGGACGTCCACGTCTCTTGGCAACAGGCCTTCCTTGAAGGCCAACTGCGCGCGAAGGGCATCGAGCAGCAGGAACTTCTGTAGGCAAACCGAACGACCAACGCAGGGTAAATGAATCCGATGGGGCGCACGCAACTCGTAACGCATTTTGTCAAGGAACGGGAAGCGATCCGCCTTCGCCGCGCCGATGGGCGACCGCCGCCTTGGACACAAGACCCAATTATGGCGGCATACCGCTTTTGCAATGTCCGCCGCGAGGACGATCGCGTCACGCAATGGGTCGCCAAGCATTGGCGCGCCCCTTATGGCGATCACCCTAATCTGACGCTCGCGATGGCGCTGGCGCGGTTCTTCAATTGGCCGCCAACCCTTGAGGAGATCGGATTCCCGGTCACTTGGGACAGCACCAGGGTTGGCTTCTTGCTGCGGCAACGCGCCGCCCGCGGAGAACGGCTGTGGAACAGCGCCTACATGATCAGCACTTGCGGCCGTAAGTGCCCCAAAATCGATCACGTACTCGGGGTGGCGGATGCCCTACACCAAGGCCGCTTGCAACCGCGCGCCGGGCAAACGCTCGAGGACTTCTGGAATGAACTCTGCAAGATAGACGGGCTTGGGAGCTTCTTGGCGGCGCAGATTGTCGCTGACCTGAAGAACACGCTCGGGTCGCCGTTGTCTGTGGCGCAGGACTGGTGGTCATTTGCGGCGCCCGGGCCTGGAAGTGAGCGCGGCGTCCGCTGGTACATCGACGAGCGGCCGATACGAGGTCGCGGTTGGTTCCAAGCGGGCCTCCGGCTCATGGCTGAAGAAGTCGAACTCCCGCCGCACATCGAAAGGCTCCACATGCAGGACTGGCAAAACGTCGCCTGCGAGCTCAGCAAGTACGCCCGCGCGGTAGAGCTCGGCGGGCGCAAGCCGCGCCGCCGCTACCGCACAACCGAAGGAGATTACGCACCGTGACCGCGCACGTATTGAAGGTCCGCAACGTCAATCAAGCTCTTGCCGAAGGGCTGGCTTGGCTGCGAGTAGCCGGCCACAAGGAAGACAGCCGCAACGGCCCAGTGCTAGTTGCGCCCGGCCCAGTCTTGACCGAGTACTCGCGTCCAATGGAGCGCGTGCTGTTCAGCGCGCAGCGCGACGCCAATCCATACTTCCACCTGATGGAGGCGATTTGGATGCTCGCTGGGAAGAACGACCTAGCGTTCCCGGCCCGATTCAACAAACGCATGCGCGAGTTCAGCCACGATGGCGAAGTGCTCCACGGCGCTTACGGTTTCCGTTGGCGCGAGTGGTTTGGCGTTGACCAACTCGATATTCTGGTTGCCCACCTACGCGAACAACCCTCGAGCCGGCGTGCAGTGCTGGAGATGTGGTCAGCGAACGGGGACCTCGTCACGAGCGAAGGGGCCGGCGGGATCGCGATGCCGGACATACCCTGCAACACGCACGCTTATTTCGCCGTGGAGAAAGGTGCCCTCAACATGACGGTCTGCTGCCGTTCAAATGACATCGTTTGGGGTGCTTACGGCGCGAATTCGGTGCATTTCAGCCTATTGCAGGAATGGGTGGCTGCCGCGCTAGGACTTCGGGTGGGGCGGCTGTATCAGTTCTCCTCGAACTATCATGCGTACTGCGCGCTCCCTGGGATCGCGGAAATGCTGGAAACGCCACAATGCGATGACCGTTACACCGCCGGCTTCGCGGCGCATTACCCGTTGATGGCGCCTGGAGAAGACCCTTGGCGCTTGATCTTCGAAGCCGAAGCGTTCTGCGAACGCCCCGGTCCTTCGCTGCATGGTGTCGGGGACACGGCTTTTTTCCGGAACGTTGTCGAACCGATGTGGCGCAGCTGGGAGGAGCGGCGAACTGGCGGCGGAGACGGCATGGCGCCGCTGCAAGATTGCATGGCGGAAGATTGGCGCCGCGCGGCGATGGAGTGGATCGAGCGGCGCAGAGTGCGGGCCGTCTCATGACCCCTCGCCAGATGAATCCACAGCAAGTCCTCGCCTATCTCGGACGAGCGAGCTTTGTGCGGCGGTACCATAATCGGCCGCTGCACCAGACCGATACCGTTGGGCGGCATAGCTTCATGGTGTTGTGGATTTGCTGGCTTCTCGCCGAAGGCCACCCGAGCCCGGCGCTGCTGATGGCCGCGGCGCATCACGATGTCCCGGAGGCGATCGTGAGCGATCTCCCGGCGCCGATCAAGCGCCTACTCAATGCGGCCGCCCCAGGCGTGTTCGGTCGCCTCGAGGACCAGATGCGCAACGCCTCAGGCATCCCAGATTACGAGGCCGAACTCACGGAAGAGGAGGTGCTGACGTTGAAGCTCGCCGATCGGCTCGAAGGCGCAATGTTCTCGGCACACGAGGTCTTCGGGATGGGGAATCACGCGCTGCTCGGCGTGTACCAACGCTACCGCGAATACCTCAAGGAGCTGGTTGGCTCGGGGCAGGCTTCGACGCAGGCGCTGCGCGACCGCGCGCGAGAACTGATGAGCATAATCGATCAGATGTACCTCACCGTCGAGGACACGGAGTACGTGGTGTTCGGATGAGCGCCAAACAAATCGCGATGTAATTGGGGGTGAGAAATGAGATGCTACAACGGCTGTCCTGACTCCGCCTTACAGCTTGTCCTGGATGAAAACGCGAGGGTTCGTGCAGAAATCCAGGCGCGCGGGTGCTCTGTCACCTATTTTCCGAATGGTGAGTTCTACCAAGCCTTTGATGCGCGCCATCGGCCGGCGACAGGAGAATGCGATACGCTGTTGGGCGTGTTGCGTGCGTTAACCGCATGAGCGGTTGGCAAGACTACGTGTTGGCCGCGGCCCCGACGTTGTTCATCGCGGCACTCTTGCCAGCACTGCCGCTCATGGCCTCAAAGCCGCCGCGCTCGACCTGTTGGATGACGGGCCTGGTGTTGATGGTGCAAGCGGCCACGTTGGCAACGATGGCGTTGTGGTGGGCGGCAACAATGAACGCGCTGTGTGGGGTGGTTTGGCTTTATCTTTTGCGGAGGAAAGTATGAGCGCGAACGAGCGTCAGGTTGCCGGATCCCATTACAAAACAGGCGGCGAAGAACATTGGGATCGCGTAGCGCGGCTCGGTCTCGATTATTTCCAGGCGCAGATCACGAAGTACGTCGAGCGCTGGCGGAAGAAGAACGGCATCGAAGATCTGCGCAAGGCACAACACTTCCTCGAGAAATACATCGAAGTCGAGGAGCGCCGGCGCAACGATCTCGCCGAACAATTCGCCAGCACCGGGCCTGCGCTGTGGCGTTGCAGGCGCTGTGGCACCGAATTGGCCGCTGAAACGGCCGGCGCCGCCTTTGATGCGCATGGGGAATGCGCGGGGGCTTGCTATGTGCGCCAGGACTGAGGTATACTCCGCAGGTCGGGCGGGGGACGAGCGTGCGCTGCGCGGCGCGCGCGTCCGGCCCCTAGCCTGGACTCGCTCCGCCCGACAACCTCTTTCAGCCAGCTAGGGGGCAACGTGGATTCAATACGCGTTGTGGTTCATCCAACGGGAAGACCCGCAGGATGAACTACTACCGCCGCTACATCGGGGATTTCCAGCGCGACACCGGCCACCTCTCGCTCACCGAGGTCGGCGCGTACGACCGGCTTCTCGATCACTACTATGCAACGGAGGCTTCGCTTCCGGTTTCGCTTGAAACGCTTTGCCGGATCTCTCGAGCCGTCACGCGCGAGGAGCGCGATGCCGTCCAGATGGTGGCCGACAAGTTCTTTCCGTTGGTCGAGGGCGAGCGGCGCAACAAGCGCGCAGACAAGGAGATCGCAGCAGCAAATAGCGCGCGCAACAACGGCAAGAAGGGCGGCAACCCATGGGTGAAGGATCACTACAACGAACCGGGCTTCGTGTACGCCGTGCGCGGCCAAGAAGAGCGCTCTATCAAAATCGGTATCACAATCGACCCACGCAGGCGCATTTCCGAACACAAGCGTTACAACGGCTGCCGCGATACCGTGCTTGTGGTACAGGTAGAACAGATGGGCATCTCCGAACAGGCAATCCTGACGCGCTTCAAAGAATATGCCGATGGCGAATGGTTGACGTTGCCAAGCGAACACGAACCGGCGCTTCTCGCGTTCATGAAGCGTATGGCCGTACCAGGAAGCGTACCCACAAACGAAGGCGAAAGCGTACCCGAACGCGCACCCGGAAGCGTAGGCCACCGCCCGGGCGACGGCGTAGCCAAAACGGTACATCCACCAACCACCAACCACCAACCACCAGCCTTCAACCTCCAAGAACCAACCACCAAACCGCCAAAGGTCAAGAGCGCAGGGCGCGGTTCGCGCCTGCCAGCAGCCTGGGAACCCGACGCAGAGCAGGTCAAGTTCTGCCGTCAGGAGCGCCCCGATCTGTTGCCGGCGGCCACCGCGGCGCGCTTCCGGGACTACTGGATCGCGCAGCCTGGGGCGAAGGGGGTGAAGCTCGACTGGTCCGCGACGTGGCGGAACTGGGTGCGGAACGAAAAGCGCGGGGCCAACCACGGCCAATCCCTGGCCGATCGCAACCGAGCGGCCGGCGAAGAGGCCCAACGCAGGTTCGAGGAGGAACAGCGTGAACGCCGCTGACTTCGAATCGTTCCGGAAGATGATGGCCTTGGTTGCCGAGCAGTACGGTAAGCCCATGAGCCCGGACCTCATCCGGTTGTATTTCGACGGCCTTGCCCACTTACCGATCGAGACCGTCCGCGCGGCGCTGAACAAGCACATCCGCAACACCGACACCGGGCAGTGGATGCCGAAGATCGCCGACGTGATCCGGGCCTGCGAAGGCAAGTCCGAGGACGCGGCCTACCTTGCGTTGGTCGAGTTGCAGGGTGCGTTTTCTTCGGTCGGGGCGTGGCGTTCGGTTGAATTCACTGACCCGATCACTCGCGCCGTTGTCCGGGACATGGGCGGTTGGCCGGAGCTGTGCGGCCGAAACGCAGAGGAATGGTCGAAGTTCGGGGCGCCCGATTTCATGCGTCGCTATCGAATCTACAAAGCCCGCGGCGACGTAAATGCCCCGGGATACCTGCCGGGCTTTTTCGAGCGCAGCCCGCATGGGACAACGGAAAAACCCGTGTTGATCGGGAAACCCAAAACGCCCGTATTGTCTCAGGGAAATGATCGCGCGATTGAACACACGTTGGAGAAAAAGCCATGATCGTGCATGGGCGGTATCAACCGAAGGTCGGAAGGTCCGAACCGTTCTCCGTTGACGCCGACCCGTTCGACGTCTGCAACGCGGTGGCGAAGAGGTTGGGGTGCCGGATGCTGGAAGCTGATCCGGTCGGGGACGCGATCCTGGCGGAGCGCGCGCGGTGGGACGAGGACGGCATCGCGAAGAAGGAAGAAAAACACGCTCTCGGGACCGGGATCATCAGCGGGTCTTTCGAAGCCAAGAAGCCCGTCGACCTGTTCTCGGCGCCTGTTTCCGCGACCGTTGGCGTCAGGGAAACGTCGATCGAAGCCCACCGCAAGCTGAAGGCCTCCGGGAAGCTGACCGCGCAGCAGGAGGCCGTGATGGCGTGGCTGAGGGGTAGGATCGGGGACGCAACGCGGCAGGAGATCTCCAAAGGGTCTGGGATCGCGATCAACGCGGTCTGCGGCCGCGTGAACGAGCTCCTCGAGGTCGGCGAGCTGCGCGAGACGCGCAAGCGCAAGTGCCGCGTCACGGGTGAGACGGCGAACGCGCTGGTGGTCGTCTGATGGGCGCGACCGTCCGCGAAGCGACCGTCGACTGGTCGGCGGTGGTGAACGAAATTCGCGCGAAGGGAATGATGGCCAAGGCGATCGCGCGACACGCCAAAATAGCTCCGTCGACCCTCGGCAACCTCGTGTCTGGCCTGACCGCCGAACCTCCGTACTCGGTCGGCGTGAGGATCCTCGAACTCCACGCCAAGCTCGTCCGATGAGCACGGCCAGGGAAAACTCGAACCGCTGCCGCGCCTGCCACCTCGTCGGCGGGTTCCGGTGCGATTGGATCGTCGGGGACCGCGCCGCACCGCACCCGAAGCGTTGCGACCGCCCCATCTGCCCGGACCACGCAACCCAGGTCGGGCCGAACAAGCACGTCTGCCCGGAGCACCGCGAGGCCTGGGAGGCGTTCCGCGTTGCGCGTCGTGAAGCGCAGGAGGCCGCCGAATGCGCGCAGAAACCACGTCCGAAAGGAGCCGAAAATGTACTTTGACAACGACCCGGAAACTAGGATAAAGCGCGTGGCCGCCGAGCGCGATGGATGGAAGGTGCGCGCGGAAGCGGCGGAGCGCGCCTTGGCGGTTGTGAAGTCCGCCGTAACGCCGCTTGGCCGGGTGGCGTTGCCTGATGCACCGGGCGAAGCGGCGCGACCCTCTCAACGACGAATGTTCCCTATCCAGAACGGCCCCGCTGTGCCGTGGGAAGTCATGGCCCCGCACGCGCATCAGGCGCAGCGCAACCACAGTCAGACCCTGGAGCGTCTTGCGGAACGCGGCGGTTTGGGCTGTTCCGAGGCGTGGGCCGTCATTCAGGGCGAGAGTCTAGAGTTCGGTGACGGATGGCATACGTTGCGCGATAAGCTCTGGCGCGAGTACGCCGAGCGCGTGAATCTGCACTACGACGAACTGGAAAGGCTGCGCGCTTCAGCCGTCTCACCACTCGCCATGCCGGAAGGACTGCACCCTGACACCGCAGACCTTGTGCAGAGGTTCGCCGCAGCCTTGGCCGAGAAGCTGCGCGCAGCCGAGGTCAAATACGGGTACTCGAATTTCTGGAAGGACGATGACTGGCAGGACGAGTGCCGCGCCAAGCTGCTGCACCATCTGGCGAAGGGCGACCCGCGCGACGTGGCGAACTATTGCGCCTTCATGTGGCACCACGGCTGGCCGACGGCGCTATCCCACGGCGACACGCCGATAGCAAACATCCGCGACTGCGATGAGGCTGGTGCCGGATGAACCTCGGCCAAGCCGTTGACCCGGAAACACTGCGCATCCACGAGAGCGGCATACGCGGCGCGTTCGCCGCAGCCGTCCGGGAAACCCTCGGCCGGATCTCCGAAGGCCTAGGTCCGTGGTGGCTGCGGCCCCCGACCCCGAAGGCGGAGACGCTCGGCTTCGCCAAGGGAACGGCGCGGGCGCGGATCGTCGAGGCCCTCGAGGCCGCCGGGCGCGCGCTCCGCATCCCCGAGCTCCGTGCCGCCGTCCCCGGGGTCCGCGCCTCGACGCTCAAGCAGACCGTGGTCGAGATGGTCGCCCTCGGCCAGCTCGTGAAACGCGGCGAATGCAAAAACTACCGCTACGGGCTCCCGCGGTGACGACGCAGTTTGAGTTAGGGTTGGAATTGACGAGCGCATGGACAGCGCAGCAAGAAGCGTTTCTGGTAGAGAACTACCCTACGCGCGGGAAATTATGGTGCGCCGAGCAGCTTGGGAAGACGAGCCATATGGTTAGGTCTAAGGCCGCCAGGCTCGGCTTGCGGTTAGATCATAAAAGTGAGTTTGCTAAGGATTTCCAGAGAAGGGCAGCAGCTTCTCATGTCGGGAAAAAACGGCCGGCTCAAGCAATCGTAATGCGAGAACTGGTCGCTTCCGGGAAAATGCGCATGACTCCGGAAGGTAGGGCGAAAGTGATTGAAGCTCAACGAGCGGCGTTTGCTATTAACGGCCATCCACGAGGAGCGCTCGGTATGCGCCATACCGAAGAGGCGAAGGCTAGGATTTCGGAAGCGTCGAAGGCCGCTTGGAGGTCCAAGACAGAGGCTGATCGTGTCGAATGGGCACGCAAGCACGTCGAGGCGAGAAAAAAGAACGGGATGGCTACGCCTTCTTTCAAACGCGGGAGTTGGAAGGCCGGTTGGCGTGAAGTTGGCGGCGCAAGGATTTTCTTCCGTAGCCGATGGGAAGCGAATTATGCGAGGTATCTCGAATGGCTGAGAGTAAAAAGGCAGATCTTGAAATGGGAACACGAGCCGGAGACGTTCTGGTTCGATGGCGTTAAGCGCGGCACCGTAAGTTACCTGCCTGATTTTCGTGTTACGACGATCGCAGAGGAGATCGAATACCACGAAGTGAAGGGATGGATGGATCAGAGAAGCAGGACAAAAATTTTACGGTTTCGCCTTAATTATCCGCAATTTAAGTTAGTTGTCGTTGGGGCAAAGGCGTATAAGGGGATTGCTAAATGGGGACGGATAATCTCCGGCTGGGAATCAGAGAAGTAATGCGCGGGAACCCGGTCAAGGGAGGGGCGGCGCTGGTCTCGATCCGGCGCTTCGATCCGTCCGCCGTCGCCGCCGCAAGCCTCGACTTCGGACTCCAAGAGACGGGACTCATGTTCGGGGATTGCTCCATCGAATCGTGAATGGCCGCTTACTACAACGAATTCGATCCATACGCAGCGCAGTGGCTCCGCAATCTCATCGCGGCCGGCCACATAGCGCCGGGAGACGTGGATGAAAGATCAATTGTCGATGTTCGGGCCGACGACCTTCGGGGATACCGGCAATGCCACTTCTTCGCCGGCATCGGAATCTGGAGCCACGCCCTTAGGCAAGCGGGCTGGCCGGACGACGAAGAAGTCTGGACCGGAAGTTGCCCCTGCCAGCCTTTCAGCGATGCCGGCACGGGAGAAGCGTTCGATGATGAGCGCGATCTTTGGCCGCGGTGGTTCCCACTCATCCGCGAGCGCCGCCCTCGCGTTGTCTTTGGCGAGCAGGTTGCAAGCCGTCTCGGACTCGCTTGGCTCGACGCTCTACACGCTGACTTGGAAAGCGAGGCGTACACCGTCGGGGCGGTCGATACCTGCTCTGCGGGCTTCGGAAGCCCGAACATCCGGCAGCGGCTTTACTGGGTGGCCAACGCCGCGAACGGTTACGGGGGGCGCGGAGAGCGCGGAACGGAAGCAGGAACTCGGCAGGACGGAGAGCGGCGGCGGGGATCTTCAGGCGGCGGTGCAGTTGACCGGCTGGGCGAGCCCAACCGCGAGGGATTGGAAGGACACGGGGGATTTGAGCAATTCGCAATGGCGCAAGGACGGAAAGGAGAGAAACGACACGGTTCCGCGGCAGGCGAACCTCGCAGGCTGGCCGACGCTGATGGCGGGCTCGAAGGCGACGGAGGAATACAACGAGGCTGGCAACACGGACTCAGGCCGCAAGACGGTGGCGCTGGCGGGATGGGCAACACCGAGGGCCGAGGACGCGGAGAGCGCGGGGACGAGGCACAGCCGTGGCGTGGCGGACACGCTGACGGCGCAGACCAGGATCGTCGGCCCGGCCCGGCTAACGGCTTCTGGCGAGCTGCTGACTGGCTCTGCTGCACGGATGGAAAGTGGCGGCCAGTTAGACCCGGCACATTCCCGCTGGTTACAGGGGCTCCCGGCCGCCTGGGACGACTGCGCGCCTACGGAAACGGCCTCAATGCTGAAGCGGCGACGGCTTTCGTCCGCGCCTACATAGAGGTGACCGCGCCGAACCTCAGAACAGCCGGCCCCGGGATAGACTCCAACGGCGAATGATCGGCGCGGGCGCCGTCTCCCGAACGCGGGATGCCAAAAGCCAGGTCCGGGGCCGGATACGCTGCTACGCCCGGCAAATCCCACGATCCCGCGCCACCCTTTTCGGGCTCCAAGTTTAGGATTAGGCAGATTCGCAGATTTGGGAATATGATTCAGCCCAATGGATTCCCCGCGCGTGCCCAGCGACCCCCGGCCGTTCCGAGCCATCCCCAAAGATTCGGTTCGGCCGGGGCGGCGGAATTCAATGCGTTGCTGATTGTTTTTCAAAGGAATCAACGATGCGCGGCGGGAAACGCGAAGGGGCCGGAAGAAAGCCTGGTGGGGCGAACGTCAAAGCGGTCGAACAGGTTGCGAAGGCCGCCGTTGATGCCCAGGCGGTGGGGCTGCGCCTCCCCCACGACCTCCTGAACGAATGGGCGAACACCGGCCTCATGCACTGCGCCGCCGGCCCAACGATCCTCACCGCTCAGCAGATGATCGCCTGCGCGATCGCCGCCGGCCCGTACTATGCCCCGCGCCTGATCAGCCACGAGGTGAGCGGCAAGGGCGGAGGCGCGATTCCGATGTCGGTGACGGCGCAGGTCGCGTTCTACATCCCAGAGAACGGGCGGAGGGTCGCGCCACCGGCGGCGGAGAACGATTCCGCTGTCGCAGCCCACCGTGGGAATGGCGAGGCGAAGGCGGCGTGAGCGCCGCACTCCAGGCTTCCGAGCCGACAACGACCGCCGCGAAGGCGCCGCCGACAACCAAGGAATTCTCCGCGCCGGCGCGCGCGGTGCGCGAAATACGGCCTCAACGCGGCCCCCAAGAGCGGTTCCTCGCCTGCGACGCGGACATCGCGATCATCGGTGGTGGCGCGTTCGGGGGCAAGACCGTGGCCCTTCTCCTCGATGACGTCAGGCACATCCACGACACGCGGTTCGCGTCGGTGACGTTCCGGCGGACCACGCCGCAGATCACGAACCCGGGAGGTCTGTGGGACGAGGCGATGCTGTTCTACGCGCCGCTCGGGCCGCGGTTCCTGCAGAGTCACGAGGTTCTTTTCCCGTCCGGGGCGGTCTCGAAGTTCGCGCACCTTGAGCACGAGACCGACGTTTACTCCTGGGATGGGGCGCAGATCCCGGTCCTGAAGTTCGACCAGCTGGAGCACTTCGAGGCGTCGCAGTTCTGGTACATGCTTTCGCGGAATCGGGATCCTTCGGGGCACGTTCGGCCGTACTGCCGGGCGACTTGCAACCCTGACCCGGACTCGTGGTTGGCCGAATTCCTCGCTTGGTGGATCGACCAGCGCGAGACGCTCGACGACGGCGCTCCGAATCCTGGCTACGGGTACGCGATACCGGAGCGCGACGGGGCGGTCAGGTGGGTCTGCAAGCTCGGGGACGAGCTCCACTGGGCGGACACGCGCGAGGAGCTTCTGGCGCGCCTCGGGAATCCGGAACTGCCCGAGGACGACCCGAACCAGGTTCGCCCCCTGTCGGTGACGTTCATCCTCGCGCGCATCTGGGACAACAAGATCGGGCTCGAGAACGACCCCGGGTATCTCGCCAAGCTCCAGGCGCAGGCGCGGCACGAAAGGGCTCGCCTTCTCGGCGACCCGACCCTGGGCGGGAACTGGAAGGTCAGGGCGTCCGCCGGGATGCTCTTCCGCCGCGAGTGGTGCAAGGCCATCCCCGCCGAGCCGTCCGGCCTCGAGGCGATCGTCCGCGGGTGGGACTTCGCCGCGACCGAGGAGAAGAAACAGGGCAGGGACCGCAAAATGGCGATCACCGTCGGCGTGAAGCTCGGCCGATACCGGCGCGCGGACCCGAAGGCGCCGGCGCGGTACGTCATCCTCGACGCGCGGCGCGTCAAACAGGGGCCGGCGGGCGTCGAGCTCGCCTTCACGAACACGACCGCGTCGGACGGGAAGCGCGTCAGGCAGTCCATCCCCCAAGACCCGGGACAGGCGGGGAAGAGCCAGGTGGCGACGTTCGCCGGGCTGGCCCCAGGGTATGACGTCAGGGCATCCCCGGAGAGCGGTGACAAGGTGACGCGGTTCAACCCGTTTTCCGCGCAGGCGGAGGCGGGGAACGTGGATTACGTCGCCTCGATAGACCCGGCATACCTCTCCGCTCTTGAGGGTTTCCCCGATGGCACGAAGGACGACGCCGACGCGACGTCTCGAGCGTTCGACGAGCTCACGCGCTACGCCGGGCGCGTGGACATGTTCGGCGGGGTTGAGGTCGGGGGCGCCGGGGATTCGATGGCCGAAGGGCTGGGCGCACCGTGGGAGACGAGGCAATGAGCACGCTGGGCAAGACCTGGAAGGTGAAGAACCGGAAAAAACCGGCGAGGCCGATCGTCGTCAGGCTCGCGACCGATCAGCGGCCGGAAGGTACCTTCCTGATGGGCGGGATGGCGCCCGGCTGGCCGCTGGCCGGGACCACGCCGCCCCCTTCGCCCACCGGCTCGATGCTCAAGAACGCCCTCGCTTACGTCGACCCGACGCGGCTGATCTCGGCGCAGATGTTCGTCCCGTACAACCCGTCGGTCCTCGTGACGCGGCGAGGGCTTTCCATCTTCGACCAGATGGGACTGGACGAGCAGGTCAAAGCCGCCCTTTCGTTCAAGATCCTCGCCGTCATCGCCTCGGGCTGGGAGGTCGTCTCGCCCGGCGACCAGGAGGACGACTGGGAGGTCACGACGTTCGTGCGCGACTGCCTGACCTACTTCCCGGGCGGGTGGAACGACGCGCTGAAGAAGTTCCTCCGCGCGCTGCGGTTCGGCTACTCGGTGACGGAGAAGGTGTACGCCGAGCGCGAGTCCGGGCCGCTGAAGGGCAAGCTCGCACTCGACCGATTGGTGGAGCTGAAACCCCACTACATCGACTTCGAGACCGACGCCTCCGGGAAGGTCGGCGCGATCATCCAACTCCCGTCCGCCGGGCAGAAGGGCGAGGGGGGGTACAGCCCGGCGAAGTTCGTCCACTACGTCTACGACAGGGAGTTCGAGAACCCTTACGGCAAGAGCGACCTGGAGGCGGCCTACCGCGCCTGGTGGACGAAGGACAACGCCTACAAGTGGTACGCCATCCTGCTCGAGCGCTACGGTATCCCGCCGCTCTTCGCGCTGTACAATGCGAACGAGTACCAAGGGCCGGACCTCGAGCAGCTGAAGAAGGTCGTCAAGAACATCCAGGCGGCGACGATGGGGATCATCCCGCGAGGGTCGAAGGACGGGCTCGAGTTCTGGAGCCAGTCGCTCGCCGCCGGGTCGCAGGATCTCTTCTCGTCCGCCCTCGCGCGGTTCGATGCCGACATCGCGAAGGCGCTGCTTCAACCTTCTCTCACGGGTTTCGCGCAGGAGTCCGGGAGCCAAGGGGCGCAGTCCGGCGGATCGCTCGCGCGGGCGAACGTGTCATGGCGCAGCTTCATGATGGTGGTGCGGGAGATCCAGGAGGACCTGGCCGCGAACGCGGTGAACTCGCAGATCATCCCGCAACTCTGCGACCTGAACTACTCGGGCCTGAAGTCCTACCCGGTCTACAAGGCCGGGCGGCTGGACGACGACAAGGAGCTGGAGCTGTTCAAGGTCTGGAAGGAGCTCGTCGATGGGCGGGTGGTCAACCGGATCGAGGACGACGAGACGCACATCCGGAAGGCGTTCGGGATGCCGGAGAACGACTCCCCGGTGCTCGAACCGCTGCCGGCGATTGGGATTGATGGCAAGCCGGACAAGGGGCGCGGCGGACAGGAACCCGGCGCCGATCCGAAGAAGGTTCCCGAGGACGAGCAGACGGCGGAGATGCGCCAGTTCGCGGAAGAGAACGACGCCGAGTGGGTCCTCCTGAACGGGCACCCGGTGTGCGTGGAGCGCGCGAAAGGAACGTCGTGACCCCGCTCGCCCTCCGCACGTCCGCCGGCGCCGTCAGGCGCGCGCTCGCCGTGGTCGAGGACGGGCGCGTGGTGCCGCTGAACGCCGAAGCTGCGGAGCACACCCAGCGCGACCTCAAGCCGCGCCTCGATGCCCTTGAGGCCGCCTCCCTCGAAGCGCTGCGGGATGCACTGGCCGAGTGCCGGGATGCCTTAGTCGCGCGGGTGCGGAAAGCCTCGGACTTCGCCGCGCTGGCGAACGACCTGAAGCGCCTGCCGCGGTTCGGCGCCGTCGAGATGGAGGTGCGCGCGATGCTCGACCGGGCGCGCGAGGCGGGGCGGAAGGACCTGCGGCGTGAGATGCGCGAGGGGCGAAGGGACTTCGCGGAGTGGGACGAATCGAAGCACCCGCGCAAGCCGTCAGGTTCGGACGCGGGCGGGGAGTTCGCGCCGAAAGATGAATGGGGGATTTCAAAGAAATTGACGTTCAAGCCGACCAACGCGCTCTTGGAGATTGAAGCTCGCAATCTTGAAGACTACGCGCAGAAAAGTTTGAACAGCTGGATCATCTTGGGCCAAACGGACAAATACCAGGCCATCATGGAACGCGTCAGAAGGTTGCGTCACGCGATGACGCTGCGCGGCCTTAATGCGAGGAAAGAATTTCTTGAACTGAATGAAAGTTCGACGCAACAGCGAGACTTCGCCGATTCTTCCTTCACCCCCAAGGCCGCGCTGCGCTGGCTCCGCGCCACCGCCTTCTGGATCTCCGGCATCCTCGATGATCGCATCCTCGCCGATGTGAAGGGGATTGTCCTGAACGGCCTGAAGACGGGGGTCGCTGGTTCCGTAATGGCGGAGCAGGTCCGCGACGCCTTCGTGCCGTGGCTCGGCGATCCGGACGTGATCCGCGACGAGCAGCAGCTCCAGCCTTGGCGTCTGGAAACCATCGTGCGCACGAACACGACAACGGCGTACAACCACGGTCGGTTGTCCGAGATCGTCGATCCGGAGATCGCGCGGTTCGTGAAGGGGATTCGCTACAGCGCGATTTTGGATTTGCGCACCACCGAAGTTTGCCGCTTCCTTGATGGGAAGGTCTTCAAGCCGACCGATCCGAATCTCGAGGCGCTGCTTCCGCCGAACCATTTCTCGTGCAGGTCAATCATCGTCCCGATCGTCGCCGGCGAAAAGATTGACGAAGACGAGTTCATCACGCCGGCCGAGATCGGCAGGGCGCGCGAGTTGGCCGACGCGAAATTCCTGACCCAAGACGATGCCTGGCGCGCGTACCGCGAAGGCGATGACGATGCGGAGCCCGCGAAAGCGCCACCGTCGAGGGCAACGGAATTCACGGTGGCGAGGCAGGCCGACGGGACCGTGAAGATCACCCGCACGGAGGTAACCAAAGATGGCTGAACTCCGCATCACCGATCTCGGATTGGCCGCGGCGGCGCGCGGGCTTTGCTCCGCGCTTGATGCCACCGGGGCGGCCGGGGCCTTGGAGTTTTATGATCAGGAGGGTGGTGCGCTGTTGGCACGGCTGCGGTTCAACAATCCGGCGGCCGTCGAATTCACCGGAGGCGTGGTGAAGTTCTCCGGCATAACCCCGGAACTCGATGCTCCCGGGAAGGGACGGGCGACGTGGGCGCGCGCGATGGACTCGGACGGGAATGTGATCTTCGAGTGCGACGTGGGGCAGAAAGGCAAGGGCGCGATCATCCAGCTTGAGGAAGACGATTTCGTGCGCAAGGGCGATCTGCTGCGCGTCTCGGAATTCTCCATGACGATCAAACAGGCCGGGTAGAGGGGCCATGTCCCGCCAGGCGATAGGTGTTGGAGCCGCCGCGAACGACGGAACCGGCGATCCGCTGCGCACGGCGTTTCAGAAGTCGAACGACAACTTCTCGGAAATCTACACGCTGCTCGGCGGCGACACGCTGACGGTATCGTCGGCCGTCAGCGCGCTTGGTCTGGGAACGGAGGACTCGCCGACGTTCACCGGGCTGACTCTCTCGGGCTTGACCAGCGGGCGCGTCCCAACGGTGGGTACTGGTGGCCTGTTCACCGACAGCGCGAACCTGACCTTTGACGGGACGACGTTCTCCACTTTGAGGGCAAGTCTTGCCGCAGGAACGCTAACGACTGCGGTAGGCCCGCTGACGATCACAGAGACGCGCAACGCTGCAGGAGTGACGTTTCCAGGTCTTAAATACACGATCACCGACACGGCCTCTGCCGCAGGCTCCCTTGCGCTGCAGATTCTCGGCGGTGCGGCGGGAGCGACGAGTCTGCTGAGTATTGGGAAATCCGCTCTTGTTACGATTGGCGCAACCTCTGGAACATTTGGAAACATTGCTTATGGTTCCAGAACCTCAGTTCCTTGGTCATCAATTTACGCAGGACTCACAATAGGGAGCTTCACATGTTTTTCAGAGGGCGCAGAACAGGCAAACACATCAACGAATTGGTCTATCAATGCAAACTGGACAGGAAGCGCGTGGCAATATGCCCTAAGTGGTGTTGCAGTATCAAACTACTTCCAAAATCAAGGAACGCATAATTTTAGGGTTGCTGGTTCCGGGACCATGGGAAACACCATTACTTGGACTACCGCTCTATCTATAGCGAGTGATGGCGCGGTTCAGTTCGGCGGGGTAACGACAAACGGCATTTCTCAAATTTCTTCCGGCGTCCTCGGCGTAGGCACTGGCGCTGCTGGCAGCTTCGCCGGACGCCTTAAACTCACCAGCGCAATCGCAGCAGGCGTTGCTGTCGGTAGTCTTAACGCCGCTCCGACTACTGGAGAGGTTCAATCCGTCACTGATGCTTTAGCGCCCGCAGTAGGAGTTCAAGTCGCCGCAGGTGGCGCTGCTAAAGCCCTTGTTTGGTACAACGGCGCGCAATGGACTGTTATCGGAATATGACCGAACCCACCATTCAAGTAACCGACAAGGAACAGGAGGAACGATGAAAGTATATTTGGACGCGCAACTCAAAGACCTCGATGGAACGACGTTCCGCATCAAGGACAAGAAGGACGGCCCCGAGCGCGAGTTGACGCTGAAGGACGCGGCCCTTCAAGCCCTGTGTTATCCGCTGGACGAAGACAGGGGAATGGACGGCAAGGTCTCTTTCGAGCGCCTTGAGTTGGCCCGCCGCATCAACAAGGGCGGGGAGGTGGAACTGGAACCGGCGGAGGCGGCGATGATCCAGAATCGGCTCCCCAAGGTCTATCCGATCCTGATCGCTGGTGCCGCCTACGAGATGCTGAAAGGCTGATTTAGATGTCGTTTGTCCAGCTCACCGCCGACACGACGCTCAAGACCGCGGATTCGACGGTCCTGACCGCCGACATGACGCAGTACGAGGTCGCCGACGCGGTCAAGGCGGGCGGACTGATGGGGATTGTCCCGTCCCGCGTTCAGAAACGGCGCGAGGATGAACAGAGGGATTTGTCGGCGCGGGTCCAGATCAACATCGCGCTGGAGGTGACGGCGGAGGCGCGCGGGAAGATCGAACACGTGCCGGAGCCTGCGCAGATTCCGGTCCCGGCACCGAAGAGGGCGCGGACGAAACCGCCCCCGAAGCCCAGGGCAATCCCGCCGTGGCGCGTCGGCATCTTCGCGGCGCTCGGTTTCGAAGCCAAGGCCGAGGCTTCGATCCGGCATCCGCACAACGCCGTCGCATCGGCGAACTTCGGCATCTCGGCAGAAGCACATGCAACCGGATCGCTCGAGCCGGAGTTGATGTCCACGGACGTTCTGCTCGCCCTCTTGACCGCCCTGGACGATCACGAAGAATCTCGAATGAGGGTAGCGGCATGAGATGCGCGGATTCGGAAAGGATCGACGGATGAAGCCGACGTTGAAGGATCGCTTGATCACGCTGGCGCTGACGATCATCGTTCTCGCGGTGATCGTCGCCTTGACCGCATGCGCTTTCCGGCCGGTCGTCGATCAACCGGACGCCAATTACCAGCATGACCTCGCGGAGTGCCGCGCGCAAGCCGAACGCGTGGCGGGACCTGGAACCACAGCGACAGCCGGAGCGGTGATCGGTGCCGGGCTCGGCTTCGCCCTCTGCGCTGCGTTCGGCGGACGCGATTGCGGCGCCACGGCGCGCGGGACGGCCGTGATGGGCTCGGCCTACGGAGCCGCGGGCGGGGCGCAGAGCGAAGCGCAGATCATCCGAAACTGCCTCGTCGGCCGCGGCCACAGGGTGCTGAATTGAAATTCGCTGCGGTCATCCTGATGCTGTCGCTCGCCGGATGCGCGTCGAAACCGCCTTGTCCTGTAGCGCAGGTTCATCCGGTCATGAGCCAGTCCGGCGCGCTCTGGTTCCTGATCGATGTGCCAAACGTCGGCGTGGTTCAAGAATTATTCCGGGCTGTGCGCGATGGGGATTGCGCGCCGGGCGATAATTGGGCCGAGGTGCCGAAAGGAGACGTGTGAAATACGAAACCGAAGCACGCGAGCACATCCGGTCCGGAGACATCCTCGCGTGGGGGCATGATCGGTGGGGGTCGTTTTATGATCTCAAGATTCAATTGGTCAGGATGTTCACGCGGTCGGAGTATTGTCACGTCGGGGTCGCCTGGGTCATCGCCGGCCGAGTCTTCGTCCTCGAGGCCGTCAGCGCAGGCGTGAGGATTTTCCCCCTTTCGCGCCTGCTGCCGTTCTACTGGGTGCCGCTGCGCGCCGCGTGGGAAGACGAGGTCGAGGCCTGGGCGCTGCGCCAGGTGGGCGAGCCCTACTCGCAGTGGCAGGCGGTGTTGGCCGGCCTGGGCCTCTTGAAGCCCGGCGCGGACTCGATCTGGCAGTGCGCCGAATACGCCGCCGAAGTCGCGCGGCGCGCTGGCGTGAACCTTGGGGTCGACGTGACGCCGACGGCGGTGGTGCGCGCCGCGCAGCGGCTTCAAGGGGCCGTCATGCATTTCGTGGAGGCAGACGAATGAGGCTAACCCAGATTGCCCTATCCATCGCCGGTGCATACGGGCAGCAGCGCAACGCGGTCGAATCCGCCGCATGGCTCTGGTTCGAATGGACGCGGGACCGCGACGGGCGCTTGGCTTATAGGTGGCGGCCGTGAACAGCGCCCCGAAGGTCAAATGGGAGTTCTGGATCGACGGTCCGCGCGGTCCGGCCATCGCCGGGTCGATCGAAATGCGCGGACACCTGTACCAGCTCGCCGCCCACATCGGGCCTCCGCGCCGTCGTCCGCGCGACGTCATGAAACGCCACGACGCGATGCGCCTGATCCGACAAGAACTCCACAGGGCGGTCGCCTCATGAACGGCTTGCGCCTCGTGCTCTTCGGCGTGAACTCTGACGCCGGGTTCGGACACGAGCCGCGGCGGCCGCTCGCGTTCTTCACGGGCGGGGCGACTGCCTCGCCGCTGGAACTCCTCCCTGATGTACCCCTACCAGCAGGGGCGGCACCCGTCCGTGAACCAGAGGAGGCGTCAGCGTGAAATTATCAGATCTTAATCCTGAATTCATTCGCTACACAGGGGAACGGACATTTTATGTCGGCGACCCGCCGAATGTTCAGTTTGCCGAAGCAGATGGCATCATGTTCCTTTGCCCAACGTGTTTCGAGAAAAACGGCGGCCCTAGCGGGACTCATCGCGTGATCTGCAACCGCCCTCGCGTGCCGCAGAGCGAGTACCGCGCGGGGCCTGGGCGCTGGGAGTTCGATGGCACAGGATTCGACGACCTGACGCTGGTGGCAGGGTCCTCATCGATAGCCCTACAGGGCGGCTGCGGCGCGCACTTCTTCGTCCGCGGCGGGGAGATCATCCAGGCATGACCGCGTTCCTGCTCATCATCACGTTCTTCTGGATCGCCTTCAACGTCGCGGCATCCTACGCGCCGCTGATCCTCGCCGAGCGCATCAGCCCTGGGCGCCTGCCCGCGGAGCTGCTCAAACGTCGGGAGGCGCGGCGCGTCCGGTTCTACGTCGGAAACAATCATTCGAGCTACGGGTTCTCCGCTTGGGCGCCGCCGCTCTGGACCGTGGTGGTGTTCGACCGTGGATTCTTCCAGCGCGCGTCACCGGAGCTCGTGCGGTTCGTCGTTGCCCACGAACTGGGACATGCCGCGGCCAGCCATCACGTGTGGCGGTGGTTCGCGGTGGTCTCGGGCGCCGTCCTGCTGCCGGTGACGCGGCGCTGGCTGGCGCGGCAGGAGGAAACAGCGGACAACTACGCAACGCTGCTCACGGGTTTCAAGAAGGGCTTTTTCGATCAACTGAAGTGAACAACACTCCACGAAAGGAGAACTCGCCATGACGAGCGAGAAGAAACCAAATATTTCCGTCCTGATGATGACGATGGCACCGAATCCGTTCCTGGAAGAACTCACCGCGTTCGCGATCAAGATGCACCGCATCCAGGCCGCGGACAAAGGCTACGAGTTGATCGTGATCGAGACCGGGAGCGACCGCTTCGACCCGGCCGGCCCGCTGGTTGGGCTGCAGATCGACAAGTACATCCGCTTCCCGAAGCCCATCGGCGGGGTGAAGGAGGCGAACTCTGGGATCGACGCCGCCTCGGGGGACTTCATCCTCTTCACGGGAACGGACATCATCCCGTCGTCGGGATGGGATGCGGAGCTGCTGCGCCTCTTCGCTGATCGTAAGGATTGCGGCGCCGCCTCCCTATCGGCGTTCGAACCGAACGCGACGATCGGCCCGGCCGGCCCCGTTGATCTCGTCGTCGAGGGGATGTTCTCGCCCTTCACGATGTTCCGGCGCGGCGAGCGGTACGACGAGGCGTACCTGCGCGTCTACCAGGACTCGGACCTGATCCTGCGGCTGTACGAGCGCGGGCTTCGTGCCTATCGTTCCTGCCGCAAGCACGTCTGGCACCTCGGGAGCGTGACGAACAACAGCGCGGGGTCGGCGCACGCGGAAATGCACGCGAAGGCCCTGGCGCATGACGAACGGCTTTTCTATCAGCGGTGGGGCAACTCGCCGCTGGCGATGTTCGCGATGATGCGCGGTGGCGCGCAGATTTACGGGCGGGAGCATGAGGCGCTGCTAGCGAAGATCAACCTGCATTACGATCCGAACGCGCCGGATGAACCGACCGAATACCACGACAACGTGGCGTCGCCCGAGACCGGCAGCCACGCGATGGCTTGCGGGGGTTAATCATGACCATACGCAAACTGGATCTTTCAAACCCAGATGATGCCGCACTTGCCGCAGATCATGCGATTCAGGTAGCCGCTGGGCGCGCGATCCAACTACACGCGCAGCCGGCTGGTGGGTTCGCCAAATATCCGCGCCCCGTCCGGGACGTTCATCAAATAGAGCTGACGACTCGATGCAATTTACGCTGCACGTACTGTCCGCATTTTCCGGAGCTCCCGCGCGCGAAGGTGGACATGGACTGGGACACGTTCGAGGCGTCCCTCGACCTCGTCCGGTTCTTCGTTCGGCAGGGAACGCAGACGGAGCTCAGCTTGACCGGGATCGGCGAGTCGATGCTCCATCCGCGGTTCGTGGAGATGGTCGCCGCGGCGCGCGCCACGATAGGGCCGCAGCGCCCGCTGGTCCTGACGACGAACGGCCTGCTGTTGGACGACGCGATGTGCGAGGCGCTGAAGCCCTACCACCCAGCGATCTTCGTCAGCCTCCACCGCCCGGAAAAAGCGGCGCTTGCGATCGTCGCTGCGCGGAAGGCCGGGCTACTCGCCGGGCGAAACACGGCATTTGCAGATTCGGCGTTCAACTGGGCCGGGTATCAGGAGAACTGGACGCCGATGGTTTCGGCACCGCGCATCCCGTGTGAGTTCCTGCGCTCCGGCTGGTGCGTGGTGCTGGTGGACGGGCGCGTGGCGACGTGCTGCCTGGACGCGGACGGCTCGAGCGTGATCGGGCACGTGCTGGACGACCCGGAGAAGCTGATGCTCAAGCCGTGGGGAACAGAGAAGAAGGGCTGCTCGGCCTGCCACATGGAGGTGCCGTGATTCCAGACCTCACCAGAATTTACATGCCGGCGCTGGATTTCGTGCGGGCGTTGAACGAACGGCTGGCGATCATCAAATTCCTCTGCCGCTGGTTCTTCGGGCGCTATGCGTACCGAGAATTCTTGTTCATTGTGAAGATCATTGAGGAACAAGGACACGGCGCGTTCCGCGAATACGGCTGCGAGAAATGCGAGTATCAGGATGACCCCATGCCTCTGATCTGGTGGCGAAAGAAGGAAGAGACGCCATGAACAAACGGAAGAAGCGGATCGGAGGCGGCTCCACGAGGACCAGCGTCCCGAAGATCAGCATCGTCACGTGGCTCGGGATCGTCCAGGACTTGATCGGCAAGCACAGCACGCCGGTTCAGACGCGCGGACCGTACAAGGGACACGCCTCCACCGATTCGGTCGCCTGGGTGGCCGAACTTGCGGGCCTGTGCGCCGCCCACATCCGCCGGTGCAACAGGGGCAAGCCGTACGACGAGAACATGGCGCTCGCCGCGATGATGGGCCTGATCCTTTCGGCCTGGTACGCGCAGGTCCATCGGGCGAAGGGCATGGATCCGAACCGGCCGCTCTCGCGCCGGCGGATCTTCCCGCGCCTCGCGAGCTGGCGTGCCGCCCTGGCGGTCGCGACGACCGACGACCGGATCATGGGCGCGATCTGGGGACGTGGGCAGGCGTGGAACTTCCCGTTCGGCCGCGGCGCGAAGGGAGGGAAGTTCGTGTGAGCGAAGCTGAGACGCGCCATTGCCCGTCCTGCGGCGCTCCGAGTGCGCTGGAGGAAGTCGGTTCGGCCTCCGGGCGCGGGCATTTCAACTGCCCGAAGTGCGGGCGCTGGCGGGAGAAGAACCCGGCCGCCGTCGCTCTCGGGTCGTTGGGCGGGCAGGCCAGGATGGACGGGATGACTCAGGCGCAGCGCACCAAGCTCGCCACGGAAGCAGCCGAGAAGCGCTGGCGCGACGAGAAGCTGAAGCGCAATCTGCCCCCGATCCGGGGCCGCTGAAACCCTTGATTCCTGCAATGCCAAGCGCCTGGCGGTAGCGGTTTAGACGTCAATGGCCCTAAATTTGGGCCTGCGATGCCATATTCCGCCGAAAAGTACCAGCCTACCTGGAAAGGCGAACCCGCCGAAGCTCGCGCCAAAGCCGGTCAGCTTTACCGTCTGGATTTTGCATCCGGGAAGTCCTATATCGGAGTCACAAAAAAAACCGCGCAGGAAAGGTACGCGAGCCACGCCAAGGCCACGAAAGAAGGATTGAATTGTGCTGTAAATCGCGCATGGAGGAAATACGGCGCCCCTTCTCTTGTTTTGTTGGCGATCATCGAAAGGCAAGATCTGCTAGCTGCCGAACAACGCGCTGTGCGCGTATTTGGTACCTACGGCAAACACGGCTACAACATGACCCCTGGCGGTGATTTCAATCCGTCGACTCTTTCGTCGGTACGAGAAAAAATCTCTTCCACGAAAAGAGGGTGCCTCAACCCGATGTACGGAAAACCGATTTCAGAACAGCATCGCGCGGCCCTGAAGATGGGTCAGGCGAGAATCAATTCTCCTGAATTTGTCGAGCGCAGGATCGCGCCATTAAGGGGCCGGCATCATTCTGAAGAGTGGCGCAAACGCATCGCTGATGGTTTACGCGGCAAGAAAAAAACCGATCAACACAAGGAAAAGATGAGGATGTCGCTTGCGATCGCGACCGCTGTACGTTGGAACTGGGCCTTCTCTCGTCTCCCACATTCTCATCCCGTGATAAATGGACAAATCAGCTCATAGCAACGCCATTCGGGGTGTTGAAATTTTCCGTGCCGGAATCCATAACGGGGATTCATACACGGAACAAGACATCAATGATATGGTGTCTGCGTTCAATGAATTAGACTTCCGTCCGGCGCTGAAAGTTGGACACACAAAAGACCAGCCAGGCGCTCCGGCTTATGGCTGGGTTAAAAATCTGAAACGAGTTGGCGATAAGCTGGTGGCGGATTTTGAAGACATGCACGACTCTGTCGTGGATGCCATCCGCAAAAGAACCTACCCGAATGTTTCAGCGGAAATATACTTCAACCTCAAACGTGGGGGCAAGAGCTTCCGGCGCGCGCTGAAAGCCGTGGCCCTGCTCGGCGCCGACGTTCCGGCCGTGGCTGGGCTGACGCCGCTCCACAAGATGGAGTTCGCGGCCGACGGGTTCGACTCCGTTGCCGCCTGCGAGCAGACGTTGGACATCCAGAAGCAGGCCATCATCGACTCGCTCACGGAGCGGGTTGCTGCGCTGACCGAAGCTGCGGAGACCGCCGCGCTGGAGCGCGAGGTCGAAGGGTTGGAAGATCAGGTCGCCGAGTTTGGTGAGGGGAAGTGGATAACAGTGAATGGTCGGCATGTATTTTTGAAGAAGGGGCAATCAATCGAGGACGCAGTAAAAGCTGGGAAAACAAGTTTGAGAGAACCCCCTTCGCTACCTGGCTCTACACCTTTGTCTAAAGAGGAATTAGGTCAGGAAGTAGAAAGATTGAATCGGGTTTTGGAAAGGGAACGAGATGCTGGTTTTCCACGCAGTCGGCTTGAACAAACCAAAAAGCAGTTAGCTAAGGCAATTGAACGGCTCAATTCAACAAAGCAGAAGGAGTACGACGCCATGACGATCAAGGAACTCCAAGAGAAGAAGGCCGCCCTCCAAGCGCAGCTCGACGAGATGAAGAAGAAGGGCGGCGACGAGGATAAGGCGAAGATCGCCAAGTTCGAGCAGGACATCGCCGAGTTCGGCACGCAGATCGCGTCGCTCCAGGAGGCCGCGGCCACCAACGAGGAGAACCAGCGGCTGCGCGCGCAGGTCTCGCTCCTGATGGAGAAGGACCGCGCCCGCGAGGTCACCGAGCGCGTCGCCAAGTGCAAGGTCATCGCCTTCCGCGAGGACCTTGAGGCGATCTACACCCACGCCCTGGCTTCGCCCGCCGTCAAGGTCAAGCACTTCGCCGTGAAGGACGGTAAGCGCACCGAAAGCGAGAAGACGATCACGGAGGTGGTCGACTCGCTGGTCGGACAGATCAACGCCTCCTCGAAGAAGCTTTTCGAAGTCGTGACTGATGGCGGCGTGCGCCGGCGCGAGGAAGGCCCGTCTGGCGACGACGCTGGCCGCGAGATCGACGAAAAAGCCAAGGCCCGGATGCGCGACGGCAAGAGCAAGGACTACGCCGAAGCCATGGAGGCGGTGCTTTCGGCGGAACCCGAGCTCGCGGAGCGCTATAACCAGCAGCAGGCCGCCGGGCGCCAGTAGCCAGGGCAACCCCAAAGAGAAACGAAAAGGAGATCGCAACATGAAACTCATCACCAAGCTCTTCTCCGCCGCCCTGGCGGCTTTCGCCGAGTCGCTCCTCGCCTGCCGGGCGGAGTTCGGAGAACAGGTCAACTGGCCCGGGCTCACCGCCGCGGCGAGCCTGAACCACCACCAGTACGGGGTGGTGCGCTTCGCCGCCGCGACCACGGTGAATATCTGCTCCGAGGTCCTCAAGGGCGCCGCCCTGAAAGGGCCGATCGGGATCCTCCAGAACAAGCCGTACGTGAACGAGGCCGCCCAGGTCTGCCTGTTCGGCCTTTCGAAGGTATTCGGCGGGGGAACGATCACCGCCGGCGCGCCGATCAGCTACGACTCTTCGGGGCACGTGATCGACGCGGTTTCGGGCGACGTGGTCATCGGGCGCGCGATGGAGGCGGCGACCACCGCTGGGGAGATCGTCACCGCGATGATCTTCCCGCCCATCAAGTGGGCCGATGTCGCCTAACGTCAACGTCAGGAGAAACGTAACCATGAAAAAGATCCTCACCTTCCTGCTCGCCGCTATGTCGGCATACGCCGAGGGGGCGCTCGCCGCGAACCTCGGCGGTCAGCGCGACGTTTACGTCGACGTTCCGCTCTCGAACGTCGCGGTGATGGCGTTCAGCCGCGGGGGCTTCGTCGGCCCGGCGCTCTTCCCGGTCGTTCCCGTGCCGAAGCAGTCCGGCATGTACCCGACGATCACCAAGGCGGACTGGTTGCGCATTCCGCAGTCCACCGTCCGGGCGCCGAAGACGCCGCCGCGGCGCGTCTCGTTCAGCGTCAGCTCGGATCAGTATAACGCGATCAACTACGCGCTGGCGGGCGACAACTCGATCGAAGACCTCGCGAACGCGATGGTGGCTTTGCGGTTGCGGCAGAACACCGCGCGGTTCGTCGTCAGCCAGCTCGCCGCCGACTACGAGGTGCGCATCGCGAATAAGGTCACGTCGATCTCGAACATCGGGTCGGGCGTCACCCTCGCCGCGGGCAGCCGGTGGTCGAACTACGCGAATTCGGACCCGATCGCCGACGTCAGCACGGGGCACGCGTTCATCCGGAACAACACCGGCATCCGCGCCAACACACTGCTGCTGGACTACGACACGCACCGCATCGTGCGGCGCCACCCCGTCCTGCTGGACCTCTACAAGTACACGGACGGCGGGTTCCTCACGATGCTGCAGCTCCAGGAGGTCTTCGACGTGGGCCGCATCCTGGTCGCCGACGCGATCCGCGAGAACGCGAAACAGGGCGGCACGAGTTCGATGACGAACATCTGGGGCAACAACGCGCTGCTCTGCTACGTCGACCAGGACGCCGTGTCGGAGGAGACGGCCACGTTCGGCCTCGGCTTCCGCTGGACGCCCGATGGTGCCCCGGCCCCGATGCAGGCGCGGACGTACATGGACCCGGACCCGGGCAAGAAGGCCGAGGTCGTTGAGGTCGGCTACTACCAGGACGAGAAGATCGTCGCGGCGCAACTTGCGTATTTGGTGGGTTCGACGCTGTAACCCAAGGGGGCTGCCGCCACCACGGGGCAGCCTCGCAACCTGCAAAGGAGAAAGAATGCTCCGCAGACTCACGAAGGACGCCGGCCGATTCAAGGCGGGCGTCCTGCACGACTGGCCGCTCACGGTCTGGCACTCGGTGGCGAAAGACGCCGGGTTCAAGTCCCTGGACGAGTTCAGCAAGCCGGAAGAGATGAACACGGTGCTCCAGAACCGCAACGGAGGCGGGAAGGAAACTCCCCGCACCGCGGCGCGCGCCGGGGCGCACTGATAATCCCGCCGAAAAGGAACCGCATATGAAACGCACGCTCGCACTGTTCGCCGCCGTCCTCGCCCTCTGGACCGAGGGGGCGCTGGGCTGCCAGGTCGGCCCGATGAAGCCGCTGGAGCTCCTGTTCGCGCCGTTCTTCAAGGGGCCGAGCTTCATCCGGACGAACTCGCACGGGGCGCAGTTCGCCGGCCGCACCACGCTCTCGAGCGGGTCTGCGTCCCAGGTGGTGAGCACCTCGAACGTGGCGAGCGACAGCCTGATCGGGCTGACGGCGCAGGTAGCGCTCGCCGGGGGCTACACGTTCGTGGGCCGCACGGCCATCGCCTCAGGCCTCTCCACGGCGCCGGCGTCTACGATCGCGATCTACAGCGGTGACATCGTCCAAGCCACCTTCGAGAGCCCGAATGCCATCACCTCCGGGCAGGCGCTGCGCGTCGACTCGATCGTCAACGGCGTTTCCTTCTCTCTGGCGACCGCGAACAGCCTGACGGTGATCGCTTCCGGCGCCGTGGTGATGTGGGAGATCGCGGCCAAAGATCCGTCGCGGCTGAAGGTGAACACGATCAGCGACGGCAGCTACTTCACGATCGGCTGGGCGGACGGCCGCGCGCGACCCGTCGACGTCGTGGTGATGTGGGAAACCAAGCGCCCGGGCAGCGCATAACGGGACGATGGACCGATGCTCGAATACGCGGTCATCGCCTCCGGGTTCCTGGTCAGCGGGAACGTAGACCTCAGGCAGCGCAAGCTCGAGGCGATCTTCTGCCCGACGCTCCTCGCGAGCGGCACGCTGGCGGTTCAGGGGAATGTCGACACGGTCAGCGGGAACTTCGTCCGGATGCTCGAGACGCGGCAGCCCGGGTCCGGGGATTTCCAGCTCGCCGTTGGCGTCGGGAGCCGCTGGATCGGCTGGCCGGCGGGCATGGACTCGCCGGCATACGCGCGGTTCGAGATCGTCACGGCCGCTGGATCGCTCCAGCACGACAACCGCACGCTCACCCTTGTCACGAAGCCGCGCTAGGGAGGGCGGCGACGCGCGCTCCCAAGAAACTTTCCTCAACCGCATGATCATCGACAGGAAGATCGAGACATGACCCAAGCAGGCACGCTGTATAAATTGAACTTCCCGAACGGGAAGTCCTACATCGGCATTACCACCAGGGGCATCGAGGCACGATTCGCTGGCCATTTGTCGGCGGCGAAATCTGGATCCGATTTGCCGTTAACGCGGGCAATACGAAAGCACGGGGCGCCGGACAAGCAAATCCTTGCATTCATGAATCACGACGACCTGCCAGCCGCCGAAATCCGCGCCATTCGCGTGTTCGGAACGCTCACGCCGAACGGGTACAACGTGACGTTCGGCGGCCAGACGTCGCCGACCCTGAGGCCGGAAGTGGCGGCGAAGATGGGCCGTTCGCATCTTGGCATGAGGCCTTCCGAAGAAACACTTGAAAAATTATCCGCGTGGCAACGCGGGAAACCTAAGAGCGCGAAACACCGCGCGGCGCTAAAAGAAGCGAAGCGCCTCAAGCCATTCACGGCAGAAGTGCGGGCGCGCATGTCGGCCTCGCACCTGGGTGTTCCTTTGAGCGCAACTACGCGAGAACGCATGTCTATCGCTGGGCGCGGAAGGCCAAAGAGCGTAGAACACAAAGCGAAGATCGGCGCATCGAACCGAGGAAAAATTCTTTCTCCGGAAACTAGAGCCAAGATCAGCGCCGCGCAACAAGGGAAAAAGAGTGGGCCACACACCAAGGAGACCCGCGCAAAAATGGTCATCGCGTGGGACCTGCGTCGCAAAAAGACTGCGATGCGGAACGCGGTTGTTGGGGGTGTGTCATGAGCCGCCCTTTGACGATTGCTATGGCCGTGCCTGGGCTTCCTTTCAACGGGGAAACTTTCAACCGACAGAGCTTGGGAGGCTCAGAATCGGCGGGGTATTATCTCGCGCGCGCCTTGGCAAAACTGAAACACAGCGTGACTGTGTTTTGCAATACGGAGAAGATGGTCTCTTGCGCTGACGTTGACTACATTCCGCTGCAAAATTTCAGGGCGTGGGTCGAATACACCCCGCATGACGTGTGCATCGTTCAACGGGCGCCGGACATGCTGCAGGGGTACAACCAGGCGAAGCTGACGATCCTCTGGTGCCACGACCTCGCGATGAAACGCGCCGAGCCGATGTACCGTGGAACGTCCTGGAACTGGGACAAGGTGGCCGTCCTCTCCGAGTTCATGCGCGGGCAGTACAAGCAGGTCTACGGGTTCTCGGACTCGCAGCTCTTCCTGACGCGCAACGGGGTCGACCTGGAAGCCGTCGCCGCGGCGCGGGCCGAGTTCGAGGCCCTGAAGACCACCACCAGGAATCCGCTCTCGATGTTCTTCGCGGCGCGGCCCGAACGCGGGCTGGACATCCTGCTCGCGGAGATCATGCCGCGCATCCTGAAGGAGGAGCCAAACGCCAAGCTCTTCGTCTCGGCCTACGACAACCCGGTGGAGCACCTGGCGGACTTCTACGGGCACTGCCGCGCACTCGCCGAGAGCATGAAGGGCAACGTCGTGGCCCTCGGGTCGCTCACGAAGTCCGAGCTCTACACCGCGTACCACGCCGCGGGGCAGTACGTCTACCCGACGCCATCGCGGCTGGCGCCCGATTTCGATGAAATTTCCTGCATCAGCATCATGGAAGCCCAGGCGTGCGGGATGCCCGTGGTCACCTCCGCGCGCGGGGCGCTGCCGGAAACCCTGTCCCCGGAGGCCGGGCGCCTCATCGCGGAGCCCGTCCACACGGCAGCCTACGCGGACGCCTTCGCCGAGGCCTGCCTGCGGTACATGCGCGATCCGGAGGCCCGCAGACGTGCGTCGGCCGCCGGCCTGGCGCGCGCGGCCACGCTGGGGTGGGATGGCGTGGCGAAGCAGTGGAGCGAGATGATGGAGGCCGAAATTCGTTCCAGATCTGCGGATCTGGCGACTCTGGCCAACCACTTCTGGCGCCGGAGCGAGATCTACGGGGCGAAGGAGTGCCTCAAGAGGCTTCCCGCGGACGACGCGGCGAGCGCGCCCGTGCGCCGGCGCATCGAGGAGGACTGGGGCTTCCTGGACCGGCCGGATGGGATGCGCATCCAGTACGAGCGGATCGGCGCGACGCACGACGCGCGCGTGATCGACTGGTCGCCGCAGGAGCCGCGGTACAAGGCCGTCCGGCAGTGGCTCCAGGCGCAGGTGGACGCGCTCCCGGAGGGGCAGATGCTTTCGGTCCTAGACTACGGCTGCGCGCACGGCGGGTATGCGACCAACCTCCTGAAGGAGATCCCGCGGCTCAGGATCACGGGCATCGACATCGACCTCCGTGGAATCCAGCTCGCGGACCAGTTCGCGGAGAAGCTCGGTGTCTCGGACCGCTGGCGGGGGGTGGTTGGAGACCTCGACCGGCTTTCCGACCCGGACGTGCCGGAGATGCGCGAGCAGTACGACATCGTCATGGCGCAGGAGGTCCTGGAACATGTCCCCGATCCCGGAGCTTTGATCGTCGCCCTGGACGAGCGCGTGAAGGACGGCGGGCGCGTCTGGATGACCGTCCCTCACGGCCCGTGGGAGTATTCCGATTACAGGCGGTATCCGCACCGCGCCCACGTCCGCGAGTTCGACCTCCACGACCTCCACGACATCCTGGACGTCAAGGGACGCAGTTCACAGCTTTCGATCAGCTCGATGCCGTTCGGGCACTCCCCGGAAACCGACGAGGCCCTGGGCTGGTGGGTGGTGCAGTACGAGGTACACCCGGACGGTCGCGGGAAGATCGGCGCGATCGACATGGACCGCAAGCTCGCGATCCAGCGCCCGCGGCAGACGGTCAGCGCGATGATCATGGCCGGCGGGGAAGCGGCGGATGAGACGCTGCACTGGTGCCTGAGGTCCCTGGTCCACGTCGCCGACGAGCTGATCATCGCCGACTGCGGGCTCTCGGAAGAGGCGCACCGGATCATCGACCAGTACCGCTGGGTGCCGCTCGACGGGAAGCCCCACGCCTACCTTCTGGACATCCGCGTCATCCCCGGGGGCGACCCGAAGGCGGACGGTTTCGAGACGCCGCGCAACAAGGCGCTTTCGGAAGCCCGTGGCGATTGGGGGCTCTGGCTCGACACGGACGAGAAGCTGCTCCAGCCAGACAAGGTGGCGAAGTACCTCCGGCCGAACGGCTTCGACGGGTATTCGATCCGGCAGCATCACTTCAGCGTGGACGCGAACTTCGGCGCCGACCTGCCTGTGAGGCTTTTCCGCAACCCGCTGAAAACCGGGAGCGGGATGCGGTTCATCGGCATGATCCACGAGCACCCCGAGAAGGGCTTGAACATGGGGCCGGGCGCCGTGACCGTTCTCCCCGACGTCCACATCCCGCACGTCGGGTACCTGATCGAGAGCGGGCGGCAGAAGAAGTTCGGCCGCAACCTCCCGATGCTCGAGGCGGACATGGAGAAGTATCCCGAAAGACTGCTCCAGAAGCATTTCATCATGCGCGACAAGATGCTCCTGGTTGGGCATGAGCTGCGGAACAACGGCAGCCGCGTGACGCCCGGCATCCGCAAGGCGTGCGAGGAGGTGGTCGAGCTCTACCGCCGGCATTTCCTCGGCAAAGGGCATTTCACCAACGTCGACCCGATCGAGTATTACTCGCAAGCTAACGCGGTTCTGGCTCAGGGGTTCGACTCCGCGTTCTCGATCAACGTGGACAAGGTCGACGCGCATCTGAACGGAACGACCAAAGCGCGGTTCGCCACGGTGGATGACTTCGTCGCCGAGATCACGAACCGGGCGCGGGATGCTGCGGCGCCGATGGACACGAGGTACTGGTGAGCTATTACACCAACCCCGGCAGCGTCTTCGCCGCCTACCCCGCGATCAACACCGCGCAGACGACGGGGCTGAACTCGGCCGTCGTGGCCGGGTTCATCGACCAGGTCGAGAACGAGATCAACACCAAGGTCGCGGCCAAGTACGCGCTCCCGTTCGCGAACGGCTGCCCGATCGTCGCGACGCTCGCCCTTCGGGAGGCGATCTTCCGGATCGCCATCCAGCGCGGGCTCGTCCACTTCCCGCCGGCGGTCCAGGGACGAGCCCCTTTGGCGGTCCAGCACGAGATGGACCAGAAGCTGCTCGACCAGATCATGACCGGCAAGGTCGGGCTTCTGGACAATTCGCTTGCCGTGATCGGGGTCTCGACCACGGAGCGCGGTGAGATCTGGTCGACCACGATGGCCCAGAACCCAACCTTCCACGAGGGGTCTCGGTACGACCAGGTTGTGGACACGGACAAGCTCGACGCGATCGAGACGGCCCGCCTCGGGAGGGGGCTGTGACCACGGTGACGATCAACGTGACGGCGCTTGCCGCCAGGGCGAAGATCGAACGCCTGGCGAAGGCCGTGGGTCCAGGCGTGATCCTCAAGGTCATTGGGCTGCGCCTTCTTTCCTACGTTGACGAGTCCTTCAAGACGAAGGGGCGTGGGGCGTGGCGGCCGTTGTCCCCGCTCACGCTGGCGATGCGTGCGCGTGGCGGCGATCAGCCGCTCCAAGACACCGGACGGTACAAGCAGTCGTTCGTTCGAGACGTTGGCGGCAGAGCTGGCCCTGGGACTGACTACGAAACGGATGACCGCACGTTCGTCGAGGTTGGTTCGAACGTGAAAACTCCCTCCGGAATCCCGCTCGGCAAGATCCACGAGCACGGAACGGGGCCGTTCGTCATCCGCGTGAAACAGGCTCGCACGCTCGCCGCGCGGCTCAGATCCGGGGCGTGGGTGAACTTCGGCAAGCAGGTGAACCACCCCGGGATTCCCGCCCGCCCCGTTCTCCCGACCGCCGCGACCGCCGAACGGCTCGTGGTCGAGGTGGTGGACGAGATGATCCAGATGGAGGCCGACCGTGGCAGCGGTTAACTATCACGGGCTTCTGACGCAGCTCAAGACGATCATAGAGGCGGACGCCTCGCTCGACGGTGTCCCTGTTTTCGTCGAGGAGGATCCGGCCTTCGATCTTTCCGGGGCCGGCAAGGCAATCGTCCTGACGCTCGGGAATCGTCGTCCATCTGCGGGGCAACCTTTGGCCGCAGGGAAGCGCACGCGGTGGGAGGTTACGCTTAGCGCCTGGGCGATGGGGTACGCGATGAGTTTCGAGAAGGCCGCGGCGCTGCGTGACGAACTCGTCGGGGCGCTCGAGTTGGTGCTGATGAACAACCGGACGATCGGCGACAAGCTCGCGTCCGGATGGATCGAGGGCGGGGAGTTCATCTCCGTCCGGGACGAAACGACCGGGTCTTACGCGATCGCCGAAACGAGGATGGTGGGCGAAGCGACGGCGATAGCAACGTGACAATTTCAACGAAGGAGGCAAGGCCATGAAGACGATCTTGAAGGCACTCACCATCGCGATGCTGCTCTGGGCCGAAATGGCCCTGGGCGCCAGGGCGCAGGGGCACCTCGGGTTTCTCGGCGTCGCCAAGGAAACCACGTGGGGCACGGCGGTCGCGGCCACTGACTACGTGGAGCTCTTGAGCGAGAACATCTCGACGAGCATCGACCGATTCCCGACGCGGAACATCTTCGGCGGCTTCTACGAACCGGACGACTCCGCGGGGATGCGCCGCACCGCGGGTTCGATCACGCACGCCGGGCACCCGGTGTCGCTCGGGCACCTGCTCAAGGCGGCGTTCAACAACATCAGCCAGACGGTGATCCTCTCCGGGTACCTCTTCCAGCTCCACTTCACGGGCTGCAAGAGCGAGTTCGCGGACGGGGTTCCGCGGCAGCCGTTCACGATGGAGGTGAACCGGAACATCAGCTCCGGCTCCCACCGCTACGCCGGGGCTCAATTGAACCGCCTGACCTTGGCCCTCGCGCCGAACCAGGACCTTCGTGCGACGGCGGAATGGCTCGCGAAAACGCGCAGCATGATCAGCGCGACGACGCCGACCTTCCCGGGGTCTTCGACAGAGCCGTTCACGTTCGACACCGCGTCCGTGCAGATCGCGGGGGCGGCGAACACGCGGCTGGAAGCGTTCCAGATGGTGGTGGACAACCAGTTGGAAGGCATCGCGGCGCTCAACAATTCGAACGAGATCACGCGCGTGAGGACTCAAGGGCCGCAGATGATCCGCGTTTCCGGGACGCTGGACTTCGCGGACAACGCGGAGGAGCTGGACTTCATCAACCAGACGGAGCGCGCGATGGTCGTGACGCTCACGCGGGCGCAGAGCTTCGCGATGCACATCGAGATCCCGCGGATGGTCTACACCGCCTTCCCGATGGGCATGGGCGGCCGCGGCCGGCAGACGGTGGGTTTTGACGGCGTTGCGCGTTACCTCGCATCGTCGCTCGCGGCGGTGCGTGTCATGTTGACCACAACGAAAAGCAATTTTTGAACCGGAAGGAGGATCTGCGGATGGACCAAGCGGCCAAGACGAGCTCGCCGGAATCGTTCAACAACAAGGTCATCGTCGGAGGGGTCGAGGTGGACCTGGATCGGATGCCGATGCTGACGCTGGGGCACAAGCGAAAGCTCTGGAAAGAGCATGAGGTAGACCTTTCGAGGATCGGGAAATTCACCCCGGAGGATGAGTTCAGGTTCGCGCTCTTCATGCTCCGCCTCGTTCGTCCCGAAACCACGGAGGCAGAGGTCGAGGAGATCAGCATGGCGACGGTTGCCGACATCGCGGTTGCCGCCTTCCGCAAGCTTTCGGCGAAAGCCGGAGGTGGACTCCCTTTCTCTACACCCTCGCCGACTTCGCCTGGTGGTGGGGGTGGGGACCTGGCGACATAGAGGAGTTCACCGAAGAGGAGGTGGGCGTGCTCCACGGCCGCCTTCGGGAACAGGTCAGGGCGCACGACGAGGCTCACGTGAAGTTCGCAAAGGAAGGGGTAGGCCCTATGATCGAGATGGCTGTGCTCTCCGCGTTGCAGAAGGCGTACCGCCATGGCTGACGTCGGTCTCCGAGTAAACCTAACCGGGGCCGAAGAGGCGCGGCGCGGCATCGAGGGAATATCGAAGGCCGTCAACGATGTCGCCTTCGAGGACAAGCGTTGGGCGGACATCCAAGCCAAGGGACAACAAATGTCCCAGGCACTGCGCGCTGAACAGGACCGGCGCGCGAAGTCCCTCGAGGAGCTTAAGAAGCACACCCAGGGTGTCGTTGCCAGCGTCCAGGAACAGATGCGCCAAGAGGAAGCGGCGGAGTCGATCATCGGGCGCGTGACCGGCGCCCTGAAGATGAAGGCGCTCCAGTATCTCTCCGTCGGGGCCGCCGTGGCCGGATTCGTCACGGTGCTCAAGGGATCGCTCGTCGCGGCTCACGAGGCGGAGGAGGCGACGCTGCGGATGAACGCGGTGATGGCCGCCACGGGCGGTTCTGTCGGCTTCACGACGGGGAAGCTCGGGGAGATGGCCGAGGCGTGGCAGAAATCGACGCGGTTCGATTCCGAGGGGATCAAATCGGCGATGTCCGTGATGCTCACCTTCGGCAACGTGCAAGGGAAGGTGTTCGAGGACGGTATGCGGCTGGCGATGGATTACGCCGAGCTTTACAGAACCGACCTCTCCAGCGCGGCGCGGATCGTTGGCCGCGCCTTGGAAGATCCCATCAACGGCCTGACCGCGTTGCAGCGCGTGATCGGGACCGTCTCCCCGGCGACGAAGGACTACATCAAGGAACTGGTGAGCGCCGGTCAAGAGGCTCAAGCTCAGGGCGTGATCATAGATCTCTTGAAAGGCAAGTTCGGCGGATTCGCAGAAACCATGAACACCGGCGTGGTGGGCGCCATCGCGGAGGTGGGCAAGAACTGGAAAGACCTCCTGAAGATCATCGGGCAGACCAGCGTGATCAGCGAGACGGAGGGGGTGGTGCTGGGGCTCACGAACAAGTGGCTTCGCGGGATGCAGAACATCGTCCAATTCCTGACAGACGCCGAGGATCGAGAGCTGGCGATGCTCCGTTTCAAGCTGAAGAACTCCCAACTTGACGCAGACGCACAAGACAAGGTCTTGGACCGGATCGTCGAGATCGAGGGCCGGCGGACGAAGGTGACGGAGAGCGGCGCGCGGGAACGGGAGGCGGCGGAAGCGAAGGCGCAGGATTCGCTGCTGGCGCGGTTACAGAACAAGGCCGGGGTGGAGCAGGACCGCATCGCCGCCATCACAAAAGAGCTCAAGGGGCTCTACGCGATCATGGGGAACCCCGAGAACCGCGGGGATGTCACCACAGCGGCCGCGGAGCGCATCAACGCGCTGGAGAAAGAGCAGACCAGGCTGATCGGCGAGCGCAGCAAGAAAGCTGCGGAGGCGGCCAAGCAGGAGCGGGATCTCGTTCTCGGAACGCTCGACTACAAGATCAAGATCGGGGAGATCGAAGTCGGCGAGAAGATGAAGGTGATCGACCAGATGCTCGTCGGCGTGCGCAAAGGAAGCACGGAGGAGCTTTCGCTCCTGAACGAGAAGTTTCGTCTGAACGAACAAATCAACAAAGATTACCAGGAGGGGGCCAAAAACTGGGTCAAGGCCACCGACGAGATGGTTAAGGCCGACAACGAGCTGATCTATTCCTGGGACAAGCTGGGCAACCGCATCACGATCACCAAGAAGGATTACGCCGAGCAGATAAAGAACACCCAGGAGATCAATGACCGCGCCGCGAAGGCCGAGATCCGCCAGATCAACGAGACGACGTACCTGTTCAAAGAGCACAAGATGGCGGCGCTGAAGGATCTGGAGCGACAGTACATAGACATGGGCGACGAGGGGGCGAATGGGCTGAAGCGCATCCGCGGCGAGATGGAAGCGCTGAAGGGAACGACGAAAGCTACCGGGGTGATCGTCCAGGACGTCGGCTTCGACATGGGCAAGGTGTGGCAGGGCGTTCACACGGGGTTGACGCAGGCGATCGGGGACATCGCGCGGTACGCGCTCGGGATCGGCGACAACGTGAAGAGCCTCGGCGAAGCGCTGAAAGGGTTTTTCTTCGGGATCGCGAATTCGATCATCGACATGTTCGCCAAGGTCGTGGCGAACGAAGTTTTCAAGTGGCTGTTCCTGAACGACGGTCCTCTCAGTGGGATGCCGGGTGCCGAGAAGATAGCTGCTTCTCTCGGGGGTTCTGTGGTTTCTGGCGCCGCTTCTGGGGCCGCGAAGAGTCTGTTAGGCGATGGAAGTGGAGGCGGCGATGGGGGCAGTTTTGTCGGGAATCTCATAAGCAAAATTGGTAATTTAGCTGATATTTTTGGAGGCAGTTCCGGCAGCGTGGCCATGAATGTCGGAAATGCGCTCGGGATCGGAGTCGGCTTCAACGCGGCAGCGATCGAGGGTGCCGTGGGCATCCCGGAACTCGGGCTCATCGCTCAAGGCGGTGGCGAGGCAGCTTGGGGTGTGAATGCCATCGGAGGCGAAGCGGCGGGAGCTGGAGCAGCGGGAGCCTCCGGAATTGTTGGAATGGGCATCGGGTTGATCGGAGCAGGGCTGGTGGCTGGTGCTGTGCTGTCAATGCTTGAGCCGTGGAATTCACGCCCCAGAACCGCGGAGGAGGAGGCGGCTTTGGCTCCATTCAATCCAGGTGGGTCAAGGTACATGGAAACATGGCGAATGGCCGCTGGCGTCGATCAAATGCCAGAAGAATTGAAAAAATATCTTGGCAAACCAGATTTGAGCGAAGCAAGGATGACAGATACGGGCTACAGCTCCGCAGACATCGGATTGGCGATGTCTTACCTTGCGCTTCACAACGCTGGTTATGTCACCCCTGATGGCTTCCGTTACGCGATGGGAACCGACATGATCGTGTCCAAGCCGACGTTCTTTTCCGCCGGTGAGGTCGGGACGGAGCGCGTGACGGTGAGCCCTATCGGAGCGGCGCACGGCGGCGCGCGCGACTTCGGCGGAATGGTCGTGCACGTGAACGGGCTATCGCTCATGGACAACTTCTCGGCCAGACGGCTCGCGTACGAATTGCGGAGGATTCAGCGTGGCTGATCCGGTCTACGCCTTCGCGGTGGAACTGGCCGTTGGGTCGCTCACGCAGTTGCAGAGCCATTGCCTGCGCGCATCTTATTCTCGGACCATCGCGGATGCGCTGACGCAACTCGCGCCAGATGAGGCGCTCTTCGAGATGGCGAACGATGTCGGCTCCTATTCGCCTCTACTCAACGCCGGCCTTCAGATCGGGCGTCAGGTTCAGCTCACCGCGACACACGGGGGTTCGTCTTTCAATCTCTACAGCGGGCGCGTGAAGAGAATTCTGACCAACCCAACCCTCGGATCGCGGGCGACCGTGATCGAGGCCCTGTCGGACGTGGACAGGTTGCAGAAAAAGCGGCTGGATACAGGGATCTTCGCCGGCATGAACGCCGCGAGCCTTTTCACGGAGATCATGACGCGCTCCGACATTGGGTCTTATTCGGCAGATGCCCTCTTCGACACGGTGGATTTCGCCTGGTATCGGGACCGCAACGCGGCCAATGCGCTGGATCAGCTCGTGCAGTCCGGCTATTACCAGCTCTTCGGAGATGGGGCCGGAACGATGAAGTTGAAGTCGCGTTACTTCTCGGCCTTCGCCACGTCGGTCGACACGCTGGACGTGCAGGCGAGGGAGATGAACTACTCGCTTTCGGACGGGGGCGTGATCAACCGTTCGGTGGTCCGGGCGCTGCCGCGGAAGCAGTCGAGCGACGTGTCCACCCTCGCCTATCTCGCCAACCCGTTGGTCATTCCTGCGAGCGGGCACGTGGGATTCTTCGTCACGTTCCTGGACCCGCGCGATTTTGCGACCCCAACCGCGGTCGGAAGCATCATCACTCTGGTGGCGAGCCAGGATTACTACGCCGCCCAGAATTCGGACGGAACCGGAACGAACTTCACCTCGGCGCTCTCCCTGAACATGGCGGTCTTCGGGGCCTCGGCGGTCGCTTCGATCTTCAACGCCAACTCTGCGGACGTGTATCTGACACGCTTCCAGGCGCGGGGCTATCCGATCCTGGCCGGAACCGAACTGATGGTGAAGTTCGAAGACGGCAGCAGCCAGAACGCCTACGGCCTTAGAGAGTTGGCTTTCGAAGAGAACCTGATCACCAATTACAGCTACATGCGCGACTTGTCCACGGTGATCGTGGGGGACCGCAAGGAACCGCGGGACGGATTCCAACTGACGATGGTGAACGAATTCCCGAACGTGCTCCGCTACGAGGTGGGGGATGCGCTCTCGCTGATCAACTCACTTACGGGGGTCAATTCCACGTGGTCCATCCGCCGCATGAGCCACGAAGTCTCTCTGGCCCGGGGGCTGGAGCACACGGCGCGCTTCGATTTTGACCGCCTCGCGCCGCGGCCCTGGCTGATACTGGATCACGCAACTTACGGCAAGCTCGACGGCACGAGGCAACTGGCGCTATGAAAATCCCCGAAGAATTCCTTGTGAGGATTCAGGAGCAGATCAACCTAAAGAATCTGGCCGCCCACGCGCTCGGGGTGGCCAGCGTAGAGCTTGAGCTTGAGAAGCTCCGGTTGACCGATCCGAAGACCGAGTTGACAAAGTCTGAAAGGTATCTGCGCATGGGCGCGGTCCAGATCGAGTTCGACGGTTATCGCTCGACTCACATGGGCACCGTGCTGAGAGCGAACGTCCGACAGAAGGAGATCGGCGAGGCCGCCATCGATGCGCTCGGACTCGCCTCGACTAAGCGGGTGTTCACGATCGACGAACGAAACGGCGACGTTCTTGAGTTGATCAACGGGTTTTACGTTCCTGTGCGGGAGGCGGCGTGAGAACGCTCATTCTTCTTCTGGGTTGGTGGGGTGACGTAATCCTTGGGTGTCACGCCTATTCCTTTCAGACCTTTGCTGTGGGGGAAGTGCTCACCGCCGCCAAGATGGATCAAGTCGAGGTCAACATTCGGGACCATCAGCATGGAGTTAGCTCTGTGTCTGCTGCGGGTCAAATCTTCGATGACTCCTTCGCAATTTCCGGGTCTGCAGATGCAACCAAGAAAGTACGTATTGAAGTCGATACTCTTTTGACGACAGGGGCAACGCGCGTATGGACGGCGCCTGATGCAAACATTACGGTTGTCGGGACCGACACGGCGCAGCAACTGGACAACAAGACATTGGTTACGCCGGTCATCAATACAAGCGTAAGCGGGACTGCCCTTGCGGCTCAGGCTGCGATGGAGGCCGGAACCTCGACAGCTCTGCTCGTCACTCCTGGTGGACAGGTTTTTCATCCTCTTATGCTGAAGGCGTGGGGCGAAGCCAATGCGGCTGGAAGTCTTGCGGCTGGCGCCAACATGGACGCCCCTACGGACACTGGTACCGGCATCATCACTTGGAACCTAACCACCGATATGTCGGGCGTGAATTATTCCGCCGTGCCTGGAATGCGAACCACGAGCTTCAACGGAGCCGCGCGCATCTCGTCGCAAGCCGCGGGAACGGTGGAGGGGACGG